TTACGCTGGATGATGTCATCGTTCGCCGGAGACAGAGCACCGATGACAGCGAGATCGGTATCGATAACCAGCTGCCACTGAGTCCATCCACCACCGCCATCAAGACTGCTGTAGTGTCTGAACCAAGCCTGTGGGAGGTTCGTACCGCCTGAGCTCGAGTAGAACCACTGCGACACTCGGTCAGTAGTGAAGTTGTTGGTTACGACCGAACCGAAACCGGCGTTGCGGGACCAGCCAGAACCAGTCGTGAGTGCCATAGTCGAAAGACCGGGCGGATATGAAGAAGGAAGAGCAGTTTCAGCAAGCGCATTCGAAGCGAGAGTCTGCTTTACCGCAATATCCGCATAGAGCTGGGTTATGGTTCGGTTGACCCATGCACCAGACTTACGCTGGATAATGTCGTCGTTCGCCGGAGTCAGGTTGGCGATAGCCGTGAGGTCGCCATCTGCAGTCTGCTTACCGCTGAGAACGGATGACAGACCGAATGGGGTTACCACCCGGACGTTGTCCGTCCCTGCTGCAGTCTCCACATCCGTAGCGAGCTCGACGATTCCCTGGGCCGTGAGGCTTGCTGAACCGATGGCGCTAGGAATGGAACCCGCATCGATCTGGGTTCCATCATACGTTGTGAGGATGAGGTGGCCGGAACCGTTGATCGCTCCGCTGACTACCGTCGCAGCCCGGATCGCGATCATCGCAGCGGCAGTCATGCCTGTGACGGTAGCCATAGGGCCGCCTTTCTGCTAGGAACTGATGTTGTAGGTGTCTGCGTCGATATAGACGGCAGTCGGCCAAGTGATCTGGAACAGCTCGGCATCCAGCATCTGAACGGCACTGTCCGGACCAACTACAGTGAATGTTCCATCGCCATTGTCAGTTACCGTGACTGTGGTGAGGGTATCGAAGATCGTTACCAGCTCAGCAAAGTCAGGAAGTCGTGCTGTATTGATGTCGGTGCCGTAGAGAATATCTTCGACTGCCGAAAGAGTTACAGGATCGGTTTCACGAGAATCGATGACGACATGCGAAGTTCGTCTGTAGCCGGATATGGCAGGAGGACGTGTTGTGACACTCCAACTGAAATCTTCTGCATCAGCATTGTCGCTGAGAGTGGCATTCTTCCTGTCGGTTGGGGCGGCTAGTGCGTTGTACACGATGTGGATCTTGTAGCCGAGATCCGACGTCAGTTCGTTACCCACCTGGGTGCGGAAAGAGAATCCGAAAGACTTTCTCCGCTGCTGCGTTACGAACAGTCCTGTTCGAACTTGGACTGTGCCATCGCATTCCCCAAACAACTTGGGGTACGTGTAGGCGGTTATGGTCGCTTCGAATTCCTCTGACGAAGGGATGTTCAGATACTTTATCCCATCGATGTAGTACGCTTTTGCGTCTCCACCGGAAGAACTCACGTTGACGGATGTCAACCCATTCCAGGGGGCACCCGGTAGTGCACCGACGTACAGAACACCTCGGTCAACACCGGCCTCATAGAAACGCTCACCGGGGGCGCCCCATGCGATCCGCGGCATTCAGGCTCCTCCTATCAGCCAGTAGTGCCAAGTTTGGCCATCCGCTGTTCGTTGAGCATCCGGTTCCGCTGAGCGACCTCGCTTCGAGTCATCTTCTTCTGAGGCGAGTTCTTCTCGTTGCATACCTTGATCAGGGTCAGAAGCCGGCTCAAGTGCCAGTACTGACATTCAAACGGGATGTTGAGCGCGATCATCCAATAGTAGATGATCTCAGCAGTGATGACCTCTGAATTGTGCTTTTTGTTGGCTGCTTCATTGAACCAGGTTGCGGTCATCTTGGCATTGATGTAGGTGTTGATCTCCGTAACATTGGTATCGGAGAGTTTCAAGAAGACATCCGGTGGGACTTTCTTGGTCAACACCATAGCCTTGACGTACCAAAGAACCTCTTCCGGAGTTTTGTCTTCTTTGCTCAGGAAGGGTTTTTCAAAGAATGACTCCCATTTTGACAGGGAGACCAGAGAGTGCTCCAAGTTTAGCTCAAACCCAATTGCTGTTACAAACTTTCGCGTCTCCTCATTGAAGTGTTCTTCCATAGGAACCGTGATGGTGAGCACCCTCTGGCCTCCTTTCTGCCATCAGGGTTTAGACGAAGTCGAAGAACCAGTCGTTGTCCGACACCGGCGGGAAGCGGTAGCCAGTCGTCGGGTTGGCGGTGACGATCGTGTCCTGGGTGATGGTGACCGCACCGGTCTTGACGATGCCGTTGATCTTGTACTGCACGCCGGTCACGGTGGGAATCGTGATGACGTGAGTACCCGAGTTGAAGGTAGGAGCGGTCGGGAAGACCTCGGTGATGCCGGAGGCAAAGATCGCGAAGACGTCTGCCGGCAGCGGAAGAGACGGGTTGGTACCCGCGGTGCCGTACAGGAAGTCCTCGAGGTTGGCCAGGGCGGCGGCATCGACCTTGGTCGAGTCGATCGTGAGAGTGGCCGTCGGCTTGTAGCCAGGAACGTCGACCGGGGTGGTCGAGATCTCCCAGCTGAAGGTGATGGACTCAGGCGAGTCGTTGACCGTGGCGAAAGCCTTCTCCGACGGAGCCGCCATGGCACCGTAGACCAGGTGGAGCTTGTAGCCGTACTCGGTACCGCTGATGTCGTTTCCGACCAGGGTCCGGTAGGACACACCGAAGGTCTTGCGGGGCTGCTGGCCGATGGAGACGCCGGCCGAGGGGGACGCGCTTCCGTCACACTGACCGAACTCGGCCGGGTAGGTGTAGGCCTCGATCGTGCCACCGAACTGCTCGATGGAGATCAGGTTGGAGTAGACACGGTTGTCGGCGTACGTCTTGTTGGACTCGGCGCCAGAGGGCGACTCCGTGACGGTCGTCAGACCGTTCCAGGCGTAGCCGTTCACGTAGGCACCCGAGGCATCGGGGAGGTACAGGACACCGCGGTCGACGCCGGTCTCGTACACCCGCTGACCGGACTGGTCCCAAGCGATCTTGGTCATGGAATACTCCCTTTCAGAAGTAAAGATTGAAGACGTCGTGGTTGAGCTTGTCTGCCACGAAGAACCTGTTTCGTTCACACATTGGCAGAGCTGCGACTTTATCGGGGATCTCGCTGTCGGGATCCAAATCGATGACCGTCACCTGGTACCGCTTGGTATGGGCGTACGGCTTGTTGGAGGCAAACTCAGTGATTGCGTTGTCACGTTGATACACAATGCATGGATACTGAATTTGGAGGCCGGTAGGGGGCTGGAAATACACGTTACGGCTTCCCAGCACCCCCTCTAGGAGTGTCTGGAGATCAAGCCTTTGGGCCATTGTAGACACTCCCCAGCGCCAGAATTAGACGGGGGTGACGCTCTTCGACATTGGAAATCGTCCACGCCACCCCCATCCACATCACATACTTGATCGAGACGAAATTCGCCCGAGCATATGCATCAGCGACAATGCTGATTGAGTTACTCACAGAGAGATCGCCATTTACGCTTTCTCCCTCACGAAGCTGCATAGTGTTTCGGATGACATCACCGTAGTAAGTAAACTCGGTAATCACGTCGTCCCATACACCGGGCTTCGTTTCAACAGATGTGCCGTACCCCACCTTTCCAGAGAATCGTGTCATTTTGACGATTGTCCTTACGGACGCTTGAAGATCCAGGAGTCGCTCTGGTTGTCGGCGAAGTAGTAGCCGGCCGCCGCGACAGCGTAGACAGTGGTCGACGCACCGGACGCGAGGGCGGTCTGCGCGCCAGCGGTCAGGGTGGTCGTGCCATCGTTGCCCTTGTAGACCACGCCGGTGACGGTCGGGATCGTGACAACACCCGTGGCCGCTACGAACGTCGGCTTGGTCGGGGTGACGAGGACGTTGGCCGCAGCGGTCTTGCGGATGACCAGAGCAGCCTTCGGCCGGACGAGAGCGCCCGACATGCGGGTCTCCATCAGGTACTTCTGCTGGTTGTAGTCGATGTCGAAGAAGTCGAAGAGGTTGATCTCTCCGCCCTGGTCCGTACCGACGTTGTAGTCGTCCAGGTTGACGATGATGCCCACGAGGTCCGTGATCTGCTTCATCGGCTCGACGGTGACGATGTCCTTGACGCCCAGCGCGTCGGCGACCTCACCCTTGTTGGCGTAGAGACGCCGGCCCTGGAGGTCCTTGGCCTTCAGGAACTTGTTGAGCTGCGGGATGGTGGTGTAGAAGGTCGGCGTGCCGGTGCCCTTGTAGAACTCCATGCCGTCCATGACGGCGTCCACGACCTCGTCGTAGGTGGAGTTGGCGTCGTCGACGTTCACGAGCAGCGTGGTGACGAAGAGCTCGTGGTCGTTCAGGATCGAACGGACGCCGTCGCCGCTCGAGGCACCCATCGGGTCCTTGACCTTGTCCGCGTCGGTGATCTGACGACCGTCACCGATGAGGATCGCGCGGGCGGCCTCCTCCTCCAGCATGAGACGCATCTCGGCGTTGAGGAAGGCGACGATGTCGAAGTCCGTGATGTCGAGCATGTCGTCACGGTCGAGCTTCTGCTTCTTGTAGATCGTGGTCGGGCCGGTGGTGCGCTTGGTGACGCCGAACCACTCTTCCAGCTTGTACTGGGCCTTGATGTAGCCCTTGGCGCGGGCCTCGTCCTGGGTCAGGTCAGCCGTGAAGGTCTTGATCCGGGAGAACGGGGTGTGGCGGGTGCCGTTGAGGACGTTCGAGACCCACTCGGTGCGGCGCTTGTCCAGCTCGATGGCACCCGTGGCCGCCTTGGCGTCCGGGAACAGCACGTCGATGTTGGTGATGCCGTGCTCGAGGTGCTCCTGGGCGTAGGCCTCGACCGCTGCCTTCAGAGAGCCGCGCTTGACGGCGTCGGCGAAGATGCCCTTCATGGCGTCGTGGGTCAGCTCGTGCTTCTTCTCGGCCTCGTTGGCCTGGTCCTGGTCGAACACGTTGCGCGACATGCTGTCGGCTCCTTCCTGGTGGGTGATGGTGCCCGAACCGGGCTGGTCGTCGGAGTGCTGGGCTTCTGCCAGGGCGTTGTCGACGGCGGTGCCGACCACGTAGTACATGACGTTCTTCTGCTCTTCGGTCATGCCGTCGATGACGTCCTGGACCGACATGTCCTGACCGTCGGCGTGCTCGAGGTCGTCGTCCGTCTCGTCGGAGTGCTCGAGGTCATCGTCATCCGCGTCGAGAGCGTGGTCGAGCTCGAGTCCGGTGTGGATAACCGCCTCGTCTTCCAGCTCGCTGAGGGAGCCGTCACCGTGACGAATGTTGACGAAGTCGATCACAGCGCCGGGATTGGCGCCGGCGAGAACGAGACTGACCTCACGGATGTTGCCGTGGGTGACGTTCTTGTTCGTCTCGGTCAGGTTGTTGGCGTAGATGGACAGGTGCTTGAGGTCACGGTGCTTGACCATGGCCTTGGCGTTCTGGCCCTGCGGCGTCTCGTTGAAGAACGCGTAGGCGTAGACACCCTCGTCGTGGTGCTCGAGGATGGCGTGGCCGAGAACGTTCTTGATGTCGTTGTGCCCGTGCTGGTAGACGAGCGGGACCTGCTGCTGGTCCATGTGCTGGAAAGCACCGCGCATGATGGTCCGACCATCGGTGCACTTGAGACCCACCTTGGTGGCCCAGCCGCCGAAGTCAGCTTCCTTTACTGCCATTTTGACGGTTCTCCTTCCCTACTAATGTTTGGTGTCCCTGGCTCCGAGAGAGCCGGACTTCTTCATCTTTGCGATGCGCTCTTGAATAGTCTTGATCTTGTCGGTCAGAGATTTGACCTCAACTGAGAGCTGTTCGTTCTTACTCCGGTACTTTGCCTGGGCCTTCTCTTCAGCGAGCTTCTGAGCAGCCGTCAAATGGCGAGGTTTGGAATCTGCCTTCTTCTGCGCGGCCGTAGTCGGGGTAGCCTTGGCTTTCCGTTCAGCGGCTTTTGCTTTAGAGGTAGTGTCCTTGACCCCGCTCCGGGCCTTAGCTTGCTTGACCAGAAGTTCCAAAGCAGCCTTGAGCTTCTCCAGGCGAGCCTTGAGTTGGCCTACCTGAGCTTCGAGCCTCTTCTGATGCTCTTGGCTTAGCTGTGCTCTCGTCTTCTTTGGGTGGGTCGCTATCTGAGGGGAACCGTGCTTACGGCCCTTCAGTTTACGATTCTTCAGGTAGTACTCACGTCGCTTGGCAGCGTCGTAGTCATGAAAGAGGAATTCCTCATCCATCTTCGATGCCAAGATCTGCAAAGATCGAATCAACGATTCCGTTTAGATCATCAAGACCACTCTGGATAGCGTCACCGCCATCCGATGCCAGGTCCGATCCATCATCCATCGGTGCGCTGACGTCCCCACCATCAGTAGGGGGTGGTTGTGGCATGTTGCTGTTGACGAGCTGATCAGCCTTCGGGTCCTTCGAGGGCCTGATACCGATCGCTGCTCGGATTTCATTCGAGGAGAGAACCTCGTTCCGAGTGAACTTGTCAACGATTTCGGCGAGCTGTTCCATCGGAACAAGCTTGAACGGGTCGCGGAAGTACATGATCGACTGCCTTTGAGTCCTGGCCGTCTTGGTCAGGAAGGTGCGCTTCATGGCTTCAGATATCGCCTGAACGATTGGTTCGACCGTTCGGTTGAAGTAGTTCAGCATGGCCTTTTCGTCAGCCGTGCCGTTCATTACTTCAGGGGTCAGCCCCAGCTGTACGTACAACTGGTCCGTCAGGTATTCGATCTGCTTGAGCAGGTTGTTCTCTACCGGACGGTTGAGCTGGGTGATCTTCTCGGTTCCATCGGTGTAGGCAATGCCGTACTGACTGCCCTTCAGCTGGAATTCGAGATCCTTACGACGCTGTTCGGCCTGCTGCCGGCGGGCTTCAGACTTGACAACGTAAGGAAGCTGAATGACCATGTCGAGCTTACCGGAACTGGTTTGCTCGTCCATAGTGTCCAGCATGTTGAGCTTGTGAATAAGCCTCTTGTGAGTCGAATTCGGCTCGTTCATCACCGAGTAAAGCGGGTTCTCGACGATGGCACACATCGACTTCGGAACGGTTGCTTCCTTGCGCTGACCGGTTCTGTCGTCGTATAGACTCACCCGAACATGCCGGGGGAACCAGCCGACCACGTGTCCCACTCGCATCGATTGGATGATGTACCCGGCCGATTCCGAGGGATCGATATCGGTATCGACAGGGACGATAGCGGCGTGCCCCCTTTCGAAGAGCGTCATCACTATGTCCTGACGAAATTGCCGAGCTCCCTGGTCGAGGTTTGCTTCGACCGTCAGACAGTCCTGAAGACTGCTGCCCATGTCCTCAAGATAGCGGCCCTGCTCGTCCAGCCGAACGTGTCGAATGTCGATTGCCGCGACGTCGATACTCATCCGAGTGTGGATCGATGATATGATCGATCGCTCAGTCGAATAGTAGGACCGACTCCTGTGGGGCATTGAAGAGAAGCCTGATCCCTGATCATGGGAGTGCAGCCCATTCAGGTAGTTTTGGTCCTTGAACAGATTCCAACTATGCGCCAAGGTTCCGGCTACTCTTGATAGCAAACCTGCCATGTGTCACCTCCTCTCATTTTGACGGTTTGGACTTGGTCAGCCGATTCCCATGCCCTTGAGCAGATCCTGAGCTCGCTTGATCCCATTGGGGTCTCGGAGCTTCTTGACTGCAGTCTTTCCGGCATTGAACACGATCTTGTCAATACCGGTCTTGTGAGCGTACAAAGCCCCACCGACTGCAATGGCTGTTACTGCAGAGGCGTACTGAGAATTACCGTTGAGGATGTGGCGAGTTCCACGAATTCCTCGACCGGTGCTCTTCTTGATGTTCTTCCGCTTACGCTCGCTCTGAGCCTTGGCGGCGTGCTTGGATGTGTCCTGCCTTTCGAGGTGGTGGTCGAAGGCCTTCTTGTAGTAAGGACTCCGTCGACTCTTACCCTCGACTGTGGCCTTGATCAGCTTGCGTCGGGTGCCGGCGCCTTCACCATAGAACTGCTTGGCTCGAGCGAATTCCTTGGCATCCTTCTTGGCTTCTCGGTTGGTTCTACCAGGTACGCCTTCAGGACCATCGCGACGAACGCCCCAGTGCATCCCTTTGACACCATAGTGTGTGAGATCACTAGAGGGCGGCGTTCCCTTGACTGTGTACAACTTGAGTAGCCTCCCTCCGGGGGCTAGATCGACGAGATGTTGTAGGCTCCGCTACGCTTCTTCTTGGCATAGCTCGGACCGGAAGAACCCATCCTCGGGATCCCTCTGGCATTTGCCGCAGCGGCTCGACCACGGTTCGTTTCAGCTCGCTTGGCTACCGACTGGGCTGCTACTCCGCCGACCATCTGAAGGATGGTCTTGATCGTAGGTCCGTACATGTAAGCCATCTTGGCGATTGCAGCAGAGGCAACAAGAGCGGAGGCTCGCCTACCTCGGAAGGTGAACTCAGCCTTACGGGCGGACTTGATGTCCATGCCCTTGTTCATGCGCCTGTTGATGCGCTTGACGCCGCCCTTGCCGACGTTGTTACGGTCGTATCTCTGCTGAGACTTGGCGTAGTTGGCATTGGTAGGAGTGTTCTTTCGAACTCCCCAGTGCATGCCCTTGACACCGTGGTGCTTGATTCCCTTTCCTTCGGAATAGGAAACTTCGAACGGCGTGGATCCAGAAGCTTCACCACGTCGTTTGAGATCTGCATCGAGTTCTTCCTCCGAAGAATATGAGAACGGCGTGACAAAACCTGGTGTCTTGTACATGGTTACCCCCTCTCTTTGAATGGAGTACCATCAATACCCAACTCATTGTGGAGGGTTTGACCCCACACCTTTACGAACTCCGGGGGATTCGTACCCCAGTGGTATTGAGAAAACAGTTCAGCTTCGACTTCTTCTTTATTCGCACCATGGCGCGCATAACCCGAGATCGAGGACATGAACTTTCTTTCCGGTATACCGTCTTTTTCAGACTGATCAAAGGCGGCCTGCATGGCCTTCATACGGGCCTCGATGTTCCCGCCACCAATTGTTCCGTCTTTTTTGTAGTACTCACGAGAATGGAAGATGGCATGACCAGCTTCGTGGGTGAGAAAAGCTTCGGTAGTTCCGCAGCCTTTACCGACCCACTTCACCTTCTCGCACTTCTTCAGAGCAGGACGAGTATCATCCACGGTTACGAGAATTTCGCCTTCGGCCTTTTGTTTGCCGGTGTTCTGGACGAAACCCATGGTTCCTGCTTCATACTCAGGATGACCGGGTCCCATGGCAATGACTTTCCGGATACGAAAATCGTACCGGTCACCGATCAGAGCAGCCACTTTTGTAGCGGCTACTTTCGTGGACTCGTGAAGGGCCGCGTCTACTTCGGGTCCGGGACCTGCGAATCGACCAGATACTTGTTCGTCCTTACGGACTCCCCAATGCATCCCTTTGATGCCATGGTGGGTCAGGTCGGTGCTTGACACCGTCTACCCCGCGTTCTGCTTGTTGTATGCGTTGACCGCCCGGATTTCTCCGATACGAGTCGCTCCAACCTTGCCAGCGAGGGCGAGTTTGACGATGTGAGCCCCGTTCCTGGCGTTCTGGTTGGATATGGCGTTGGAGATCTTGGTTCCGGTGAAGAGGATAACGCCTACCTCACCAGCTCCACGCAGAGCGATAGCAGCTGCTGGGTTCTTGATTCCCTTGGACTGGGCCTTTCGAACGAGTTCACCGCCCTTGGCGACTCTACGAGCATTCTTCTGGGCGGCTTTCTCTTCTCTCCGAACTCCCCAGTGCATACCCTTGACGCCATAGTGGAAGATCTCGGTGTTGTCAGCGATGATGTGGGCCATTACTAAACCTCCTCACCCAAACGCCTCCTTGTTGAGTTTGAACGCAATAAATGCGTCCATCATGGCAGCTACATTGTCGATCTTGGCGTCCTGTCGCTTCTTGAGAAGCTTTCGGTTGCCGTTTGTGTCTTCCATCGTGATGGCATTACCCATCGCGAATGTCATCAACGCTTGATCAAAGTAGAGCAATCGTGCACCACTCAGAGCCTTGAGTTCCCCAAGCGGGACAGACTCTGTTCGCGCCCCCTGAATAACCTTCTCGATGCCGTATGGCCCGTTCTCCGCTTCCCAGCGGGCTACGAACTCCTTAGCGTTGTAAGGGTCGAAACCAAATGCGCGCACATCATAGTTAGAGTGCTGGATGAATTCATCCAGGTCCTCATAGACCTCCATCATGTCGAGGATTGTTCCCTCGAGTACATGAAGGCTTCCTTCATTGATGAAGTCGTCGTACTTATGACGCATAGCTCCTGGAAGCTTGGACAAAGTCAACGAAGTGATGTAGCTCCTGGTCTTTACTCCAAACCCTTCCTGCAGTGGGAAGAGGAATGTGAAAGCACAGAAGTCATCACCCTGGGAAAGGTCTGCACCGAGAGCACAAGGCATGCCATCGAACCACGACCGAGGGTGAGGGAGAGTTTCCTCGTACGTAAAGAAGTACGTGTAGCCCTCCATCGGGATTCCAAAGCGCTTTGCCAGGATGTCGTTCCTAGCAGCTGGGGCTTTCTCGGCGCGTTCAACATCGAGTTGGTATACGTCATAGGTGACGGTCTTCCCGAGGTTGGGGTTTGCTTTTGGCCACATCGCCGGATTGGCGACTTCTTCCAACTCGTCTAGCTTGTAGTGCCAGATCGAGATATGGGGCGCCTGGTACTTACCCTTGAGAATGTCGGCAAGCTCAAGCTTGATGGTGTCACCGCTGCCGTTACGAACAGTTCCCTCTGAGCTAACGGCTACAATAAGGTAGTCATCGAGCTTCGAGGCACCCTGTTCGATGGCACCAATAACATCCTCACGTAGATCACCAGACAACCACTCGTCGACCGTGGCAACCTTGGTCCTTAGACCCTGAAGCTTGTTGATTGTCATCGGTCGGACTTCGAGCATCGATCCTGTGAGGAAGTTTTCGACACCCTTCTTGGTCGCAGCGAGCTTAACTCTGTTCGCTCTTGACCCAGTTGTGTTCTGAAGTGATCCTTCTGTCAAAAATGCAAACAGAGGTCCACGACTTCTAGTGATCGCAGTACGAATGGGTGACATCACCTCTTCGGCCTGCTTCATGGTGGGGGCTGTCGTGATCTGGTGGGTGGTTGAGGTGTCTACGTTTAGGAAATAACTCTGCAGACATGACTCATACAGCGACTTGGCTGAACCTCGTGCCACGATGAGATACTGCTTCGTAGTTAGGCGCTTCTTGATCACCTTGTCTACGTAAATACCTCCCCGATTGTCTGGAAGAGGCTCATAGACGCTTCTATTGACGAAGTAGTACCAGCAGAAAATCTGCTCGGCCCACAACTTAAAGGTATCGAGGAGGTGAAGATCACTTCCGTCGGTCAGGGTTAGTTCGCTCTCACAATAAAGAACAAACCCTTCCACCGGATCGGGATCGTAATAGATGTTCGGGTTGGCGATGAGTGCGTCGATACGGTTCATCTCCAGTGAGATTTCCCGATTGACGGGTATCTCGCCACGAATCACCGCTTCACGAAACCGACCGTAATAAGTCGGAGTTGCTGTGTTCGACAGAGCCATCGTCTACCCTCCCTTCTAGTTCCCTACGTTGGTGTAGTGGTTCGCCGCTTTACGAATGACGATCGAGGCGCCCTTGGTAGCGGCGGCGGAAGCTCCACCAGTCTTGAAGGCGGCTGCCACCTTGATTGCTGTGAGTGAAGCCAGGACACCGGTCTTGACTGCCTGACCAGTTGGAGTCTCCAAGAACTTCCGAGCCTCCTCGATCGTCTTACCGATCTTGAGGACCTTCTTGGATGCTGCCAGACCATGATCGAGGTAGTCATTGTTCTCGGTCGTCAGCTTGTGGTACTGGTTCTCCAGATTCATCCGAGAGATGACGTTCTGAAGTTCCTTGTTGCTCAGGGCATTGGTGCCGTGAGTCTCAATCTTGCGGGTTGCTACGGCAACTGCCTTGGCATCTTCGGAAGCACGAGATCGGGAACCTGAGCCACCCCCTGACGGGTTGTGAGTCACACCCCACTTCATACCCTTGACGCCATAGTGGGTCAGACTGCCGGAACGGATACGGGAACGGTTGGATCCGTCCATGCTTCTCCTTCCCTGAGGACGTTCATCCGCCACTCAAGCTCTTGGATCTGCTTGTTCATCGAGTCGATGACGAATGAGGTTTGCCATGGGTCGAACACGAGACGTACTCGGAGGTAGACGTACGTCTTTACGAAGTTGAGGCGCTTGTCACCGCCAAGGAAGTCGTCCCACGTGGCCGAGGAGTCTTCTACCTCGAAGCCCTCAGTTGGGCCTATCCCCAGTTGGTTCAGAGTTGACAGAGCTGTGTTGATGTGCATCACGATGTCGTCATCAAAGCTGTCATCATCTGAAGAAAGACCTACGGTCTTCTTGGTAGTGTCTAGAATGCTCTGTGCCACGTGGGACACCTCCTCTCATTTTGACGATGAACTACTAGCGGCCTTCGGTGACGAGCTTGTTGACTTCTCGCTGAACACGAGTCGGGTCGTAGCCGGCGGCCCTCAGCTTCTTGCTTCGCTCGGGATCGTTGCCCCATCCACCTACGCCTCGGTAGATCTCGTCAGCGACCTGCCGGTAGGGCTTGGTCACGGCGGGAGTGCTCTTGTGAAGCAGGCGGTCGACCTCGGCCTGGACCTTGACGGGGTCGTAGCCGTGAGCCCTCAGCTTGCGGACTCGCTCGGGGCCGTTGCCGTACCTGCCGGCGATGACGTCCTCTGCGACCTCAGTGAGGGTGAGCTTCTCGGGGGTGGTGGGGTCCGGGGCGGAGGGGGTACGAGGCTGCTTGGCGAAGCTGTCGTAGGCCATCTGTGCCGCCTTCAAGACCTTGGGGTAGATCTTGTCCATGTACGGGCCGGCGCAGTCCGTGGCGGACCAGTGCTTGTGGTAGAAGAAGTTGTTCTTGGTGGGTCGCTCACCGACTACCTTGAGGAAGAGCCAGCCAGCGAGACGGGCGGCGCTCTGCCAGGTGGTGTCGGCAACGGTCCAGCCGGGGCCGAGAGTTGCGTCCGCCATCTCGATGGAGATGGTCTCCTGGTTGCCCTTCATGTTGCCGACGGCCCAGGCGTACTCGTTGACCTTGACGTACTGGGCGACAGCACCGGCAGAGTCGACGTCGAAGTGGGCCGAGGCCGGCCGGGTCTTCCAAACGGAGAGGACACCCTCGTGAGAGAGACGTCCGCCGTTGTGATGAAGAGTGACCGACTTCTTCTTGTAGGCGGTGTGGGTGACGTGGCCGGTCTTGCTCAGCGCGTCGATGAGGTTCTTGACAGGCTTGTCATAGGCGATGGCGACAGTCACTTGTCGTCACTCCCCTCGACCAGCTCGACGTCGTTCGCGGAGAAGCTGACGAAGTCACTCTCGGGCAGCTCGTCCACGGACTCGAAGCCGGAACCATCCTGGGTCACTCGCTCGAGCGCCGCGGGGACGTCTTCCTCGTCGTAGTGCGGCTTGGGTTCGGTCATGCGTTGTACCTCGTCTTCGATTTGATAGAGAACGTTGAATCCGGCGATTCCCATAGACGTTCACCAGAGTTTCGTGTCGCCAGGCCTTCGTTCGATGAGCTTACCTGGGAGTAGTCTCTCATCGCCGTAGTGAATGGCGTTGTGTGTTCGGTGGGTTACCGAGATAAGATTGTCTGGGTCGAGGATGCGGGGGTCGCCAGACTCGATCTGAGCAACGGTCATTGGGTTGAGATGGTGGATGTAAATGGCGTCGTGGATCTCATACCCATCGATACCAAGGTCACAGCCATTGTCTCGAACAATGATGTGGTGTCGGAGATCTCTCCACTCTTTCGACGTGTAGAACTGTTGGTTGAGATAACGGTCGAAGCCGAAAGTTGCCTCGCCAACATTCCCGCGGAGAGAAAGGTAGTGGAATCGCTCTTCGAATGTCCTGAGTTTGAGGACTTCCGAATACGACCTATTGCTCATCGTCTTCCTCCACCGGACCATGACCGCTGTAAGCTCGCATGGCACCGATAGCCTTGACGTAAAGTTCTTCAACTCGTTGCTGGGAAGCCAGAGACTCCCTTTTAGCAGCAAGGAGTTCGTTCTCGTGTCTCAGTCGCTGCTGTTCGAGTATCTCTCTTGAGGAACCTAGCTTCAGGTAGTGTGTGATCACCTGGGCCGAGGCTGTACCATCCCTCAGTTGCTGTTCTGCAAGGTCTGCAGCTAGAGAAACCATTCGGTTCTCTCGGCCCATTGGGGTCGTGGCTGGCACTCGCTGAGCATCGCTGGGTTCTGGTTCTCTTCTCTGGCGTTGGGCCATGGATCACACCCCCTTTCGATGGGTTCATGACAAGTAATCCCGGGGTTACAGGGGCTTCACGTTAGCTCGTTTCACTGGGGTGATGCCTCGGGGTCAAAAAGTTTTGGCGAAAATTCCCGCCGGGGGAAAAATATGGAGGGCGGCGATGCAGAGGGGGGTCTGATTTTGCGAGACCCCTCCCCCGGTCTCAAGATTTTTTAGACAAAAAGTTGCGACCCATGTACCTGGTGACAGCCGGAGATCAGACGAAGTTCTCTTTGCCCGAGAGGTTGGCCCGCGACGCCTTGTGACGTCTGATTAACGAGCCTTGACTTCGTCTGATCTCCGACTTGCTAAGGAGTCTCTACCTCTTTTGGAGGTTCGACTAGGATGTGTTGGCCAGACACGTTGTAGGACACGATCTCATTCATCGCATCCTCGATTGCTCTCTGTTGCCAGTACTCGGAGAGTTCATCAGATGAGCGAACCACACGACCGAGTAGAGATAGTGTGTGGTACCCATGGTCGGTGTCCCACGACAGCCACTCATCCCACTCTGTGTGTGGGTTGTATGGATTGTCCTTGGTACTGAGTAGTACGCTCATGCTGCATCACCACGCATGGCTGCAGTTAGAGTGGACACCGATACACCAAGCTGATCAGCCACGTCAGCAAGGCTGTACTTGTCATCACGAAGCAGGAGAAGAGCGCGGTTCTTATCAGCCACACTCATAACCGGCTTGTCCCTAGGTGTAGCCAGTTCCTTGATCTTGTCCACGTCTGTGTTGTCAAGGATGTGCTCGAGCTGTGTCTTACTGATAGCTCCAGCCTGGATGGCTTCCCATTGCTTGGGCGTGATGTCGATGGACTGCTTTTCAGCACCCACCCTGAGACGAGCTTCCTTAATGGCCTTTGCCTTGAGCTTCTTCAGATCGGCATCGTCCAGGTCAGGATTCGATTCTTTCTTGAGCTGGTAGATGGCGTTACCTAGGAGCTGGGCTTGTCTCTCATAGGGGGCGTTCCTGAGAGCCTCCTGGAGGGATGCTTCCAGATCCTTCACTTCCTTCTCATACGCTTTCGCGGCAGAGGGGGAGCGAACGATTCCCTTGATGTCGAGGGTTGCCAACCTCGCATCGTTAGCCATCTTCTTAAGGGCGTTCGAGTGATCTGCATAGATCTTCTCGATAGGAGCCTGGTGATCAGAAACCAGTGTGTGCGCATCGTGCGTTTCGGCAAGCTTCGTAGACTTGATCATCTTCGGGTTGCCATTGGTGTACTCAGCGCCGGTCTCTGTGTAAACCAGTTTTCCAGTAGCCCTGTCAATCGGTCCGCCTTCCTTGGCGGATCGGGGCTTTCTATCGAGCACTCGCTCAGTAGACTTGGCCCTAGACACGATTGTTGCAGCGCCTCTGGTAGCACCACCCTGATACTTCTTCTTCAGGGCTGGGATACCATTCTCGATGGCAGAGCGCTTGTAATCCAGCCCATGCTTCTCAGCATCGATGACGACCATGGAATGCTTGAGCGCTCGCGCGATCTCAGCGTCAGGTGCGCCAAGGGCAGTCATGTCCGTGATGAGGTTGGAAACCTTCCCCATCTCACTACCCTTTTGCTGAGATGTCATCTGGGGCATGCCAGGGTAACCCTTGTATTCGGACTGAGGATCGAAACCCTTCAGTTCCTCAAGCTGAGCCTTGTTCCTGACCTTGCCTAGGTTGTTCGGGATGACAAGTACAGTGTCACCATCGAAGTCTGCACCAGAGAGACGTTCGGCAACCGCATGGTGGATGCCGACAGCATCAGGTGCATTACCAAGAATCTTCTTGGCTTCGGGGTGACGGTTGTTGACGGTGAGCTCAGGGATCTCAGAGATGTGTCCATGAGGGAACCGAACGAGAACTACTTTTTCACCATCTCGGAAGGACGGTGCATAGATCTCGGTTTCCTTCATCGAGTTGATCGGAAGTATTACCTTCGTCTTCTGTCGAGGAAGGTGCGCCGCCTTGAGGTGAACGGCAGCTGAATCAGTCTCGTCAGCGAACTTCTCCAGAAGGTGCTTCTTAACGGTCTCATTGGTGAGACTCATGATCGTGTCGAACTCGCGCTGCTTGGCTTCACGGGTCAGCGCAAGCTGATGGTCCGCAAGGCTAGGCTTCTGCTTCGACAACATCTGAGACGAGAGTGTCTTGGACCACTCATCCCAGTTGCCCTCCTGGTTGACGATGTTCATTACTGAACTCGGGCGGAGCTTCCCATCAGGGCCCATCTCCTTGAGCTGGTCAGCGATCATGGAACCGAAAGGATCGTCAGGATCCTTCTTCATCGGCTTCATGGCATCCAGCTTATTCCCGGTGTTCTTCTTGTTCGTGTTGAACACTAGGTCTACACCGGCAGGCAGATCATCTCTGTAGAGGGCCATACCCTTGAGGTAGTGGCTACCGTCAACAGCGATGCGAACCTGTGCATATTTGGCGCTTCCAAGGGAAACGTCTTTTACGCCAGGGCGGACATAGATCGTGCCGTCCGCATCAGTTCCGCCTTCTTCGGCATAACGAACCTTGACCCTTTTCGAATCGATCGAGATGGGTGGAAGGATCTCATCGTAAGAACGACCACCATCTCGGCTGCTCTTACGGATCTGCTTGATCTCAGCCTTGTTCTTGGAGACCTCGGCATACGTGGTGCCCGGAGCAGACAACACCTTTATGTTGGTCTTCTTACCGGTTCCAAGTTGGGGGACTTGGATGTAGTGGAAGCTGTAGCCCTCTTCCTTGAGGACTGAGACCGCGGTCTTGAGCTTCTTCTCACTGATGTGAAGTTGGACCTCAACGCCTCGACCTACATCGATGTACTTCTTGCTGGCTACCTCTTGACGAAGCATCTCAGCAGTAGTATCCAGAATCGGCTGCCTATCGGCTTCTCCCTGCTTCAGGAGCAAGCGAACACTGGACTCGCCAATGCCCATCTTCTTACCGATGGCGACGTTGGACATGCCAACATCATATTTCAGCTTCATAGCCTGAGCGATGTCAGCAGTCTTCTTCGCCTCATTCGCTATTGAGACGGTGTCACGAAGCTGAGACGTGGTCATACCCCACGCATGAGCAATCTCAGTGTCGGTCATTCCTTCTTTACGGAAACTCTTGAGGTAACCGAGGAAGGAGTTGGCCCGCTCGTGAGGAGTTTCACCAGAACCCCATGGATACCGACCCGACTTACGGAGGATGCCGTAATGCGTGAGGTGGTCTTCTTCATCGATGACTAGATCGTCTCGATGTTCTTCGTCAATGATCACAGCAGTCCTCCCTTCGAGTTCTCGATGGTCTCATGTGAGGTTTGGATCTTGTCGTACACGAACGCCAGAAAGTTCCGATCAATCAAAGTGATGTTTCGGTGACCGTTCTGGTAGATGGTGAGTTCGCCTTCGATTTCATACGGGAGGTAGCCGTACTCCAGACAGAACAGCCCTGCGTAGATGTAGAGCTGCTTATCCGATGCCTTCGTCAGACCCGTCTTCAGGTCACTGATGCGAAGGTAGCCGGCGTACTTCTCGCCATCTTCGTTTGGTGCGAATCCGATAGCATCGGCCGTACCGTAGCAGTTCATCGAGTAGAACAAGGTCTGCTCGGGTGACATGCCGAATCGAATGCAGTCGTTGACGTAGAGCCACAGCGTCTTGTTCTCGTCTGTCTCCATAAGCTTGGTACCGTGCTTGATGTTGAGCGCGGCAAGCAGATGGAGCTCGGTACCCTCAGAAGCAGCTTGAGCAGTCCTTAGACGCTCGAGGAGCTTGTCTGGAGGGTAGTTTAGCCAGTGGTAGTTCGAGGGGCTGAGAAAGGCGTGTGAGCCGTCTAGCCTTGAGTGAGCGTTGAATCCGTCGAACCTTACGATTTCGAGACTCATCGATCACCCTCTACCCGAATACTCTTGCGAGTTCATCGAGTACTTCCTGTTCGTTCGAAGGGTAGATAGCTTCAGCGAAGGACATGCCGTTCAACAGCTCAAGGTAGTAAGGCTGGTTCGGCCGGAACGGTGCGGTCTCACTCGCTTTGACTTCGAGAAAGGCGTACCGGGCTCCGTGAAAGATCACGAGGTCCGGTACGCCTTGCAAGTAGCTGGGGTCATTCTTGAGTATGACACAGTCAGGAAACATGTGTCGAAGCTTTTTGATCAGCTTCGTTTGGAACTCAGATTCCTTCATGTGTCACCTCTTTCATCGACGAAACGGGAGGCTTATCTTACCCCTTCTATTATACCCCGTGTAATTTCGCCTCTACGGTATCTGTTTTAATCGAGGACTCGGAAGGTTCTGTAGATCGGGAAGACCCACGTTCGCCTCATGACCGAGAACACGATCTCACGCTCTAGTACGCCCCGTGTAATTGCTGCGAGCCAAGAGTTAGCAAACTGCTCACCTGTTTCCACTTCTTCGATGGGACGACCGAATCCTTGAGGACCGATCTCAAACTGCTGGTTGTACCTCCTAGCGAACCAGAGAGGGCGCCATGCGAGATTGCTTACTTCGTTGTTGAACCGATCACCATCGAGGTTGATGGTGGTGTTGAACTGAAAGCTCTTCGCGTGAAGGATGAAGGCATCAGCGACCAAGACGGAGACAGACCGCTTGTACTGAACACCCAGCCTCGTGAGTCCCACGGTGGCTATGCCTCGAGTGTTGGGGGACTGAGCCATTATTCGGTCAGTCGCGTCGTTACGGATGAGGCCGCCGCTACTTACCGAGTAGCCCGGGAACTCGACAATCTCACGCCACTCTTGCATGTTTGGTTCACTTTCTGATTGCGCGGCTTTACATTAGGCCAAAACGGACATTTCGAGCTGCCTGCTCGCTGGTGCCTGTTTTTGGTCTTTACATTAGGACAAAACGGACGCCGAAAAATCGCTTGCCAGTTTGCCACTTTTTTCGAGCAAAACTTTTTAAATGAACGTGTACGGTATCTGTTCCTCTTTTTTTTTTTTCAAAAGTTTATACTAAAAAAAGTGGCAAACTGGCAAGCAAAAACAGCGCAACGCTCTGACCTGCGGTTTTAGAAATCACGAAACGGACATTTAAGGACAGTTTGGTATACCAGTTTGCTTGCCAGTTTGGCAAGATTTGCCACTTATTTGGCAAGGGGCTTCTGGCGCCTCTTCAAAATGTCCTACTTTACGTAGCGATCGCCCTGGTTTGTCCGTAGTCGCCCTAGTTTGGCCTAATGTAAAGACGTCCGGTCGTCTCACTTGCCAAAAATAACTGGCAAGTTGCCAAAAAGGTGGTATACCAATTTGTCCTAGTCTGCATAGCGTTTGTCCTAGTTCGCCGCTAAACACCCTAGTTTGGCCTAATGTAAAGACCTCGTGATACCACCTTTTTGGCCCTTCTTTCACGCCGCCTTGGTGTAGGCTAAAGGCAGCGCATTTTTGACGAATACTGACTCGTTGAAGTTCCGTTTCTCACCCAATGCTTTCTTCACCCCCTTGTCGATTGTTGCCTCTGACAGCAACGTGTAGTAGTGCAGAAGTGTGTACTTGGTGTTGAGGCGATCGATGCGTCCGTGCGACTGGTGCCACTGCTTGTACGAGTACGTCATCGAGTAGAAGAGCGTCGCATCTGTAGACGTACAGTTCCAGCCTTCAGACCCAGAGGTGTACTGGACCAAGTACACCCACTCATCCGTGTCCGGAATCTCTTCGTGCTTGTGCCCATTCCACTCCGCCATCGGCACTTCCTTGGACAGCGTCCGAAGGATCTCGAGCTCGTAGTCAAAGTTGTAGAACACGATGAGCTTGGGGTGCTTCTCCATGGTCTGGCGGACCCAGTGAAGCCGGCTAGGATGCGAGTAGACGACCTTACGCATGATGTAGAAGTACTCGGCCAAGGATCTGATCGGCCGGTCCTCATAGGGGTTCCAGCGGTCCCTGGTGACTCTCTTCATCATGACTTCGTCGAACTGCACTTCGACCTCGTGCGTGGCCCTTGTGGTGTGCCTCTCGAACGGCATGTGCACCATGATGGACGCACGCAGACGGACTAGCTTACCCACGTTCAGGTATCCCTTAACCTTCGGGAACTTCGCGTAGGTGTCATACACCACATGGTCTTGCTTGAACTCGGTCCTGTTCTTGTAGAACCCATTCGCGATGAACACGGACATGTAATCCAGCCAATTATCCCCGGGGGTGGCTGTCAACAAGATCCAGTTGTTCCCGTGTTTCGCTATGAATTCGAAGGCCTTTGTCCAAGCACCACTGCCGACGAGTCTCTGCTCGTCGAAGATGAAGAAAGCGCCGCGGACGTTCTTGTAGTTCGCGATGTTGTTCCACGAATCGACAGTGAGCTTACCGGCGACAGGTCCACGTGAATGTGTGAACACGCCGGCCATGGCGAACTCGTTCTCCCAGTCGAGGGAATCCCTCTTCTTCGCTGTCGTGATCACGTAGACGTCCTTTGGCGCTTCCCTCTGCAGGTAGTAACCCGCGGCCGTGCGGGACTTACCAGTACCTACATCGCCATAGAGGATCTTGCCATTCCCCATCTTGGCAATGGCAGCCTTCTGATGGTCGTATAGGTTAAGCATGAACTACTCCGTTGGTTACGCCGTGTTCCTCTCGGAAAGCGGCTTTACGGGAATGAGCGACTGCCCCTCGACCGTGAGCGTTGCGCTACCGTCCTCGTGCTCCTCCATGGCCGTCACAGCCGTCATGACAGCTCCGGGGTGTTCCTGTCGGAACGCGTCACGAACGTCCGCCAGAACATCTCCCATGCCCTCCACAAGGTCATGAGTGGGCACCATACCCTCTATGCCCAGGGTCATCGTTCCGTCAAGCTCTTGGCGGCTAGAGATCTCGATGTTCCTCGCGTTGGGGTGCTCCTTCACGAAGTTCTCGACGCTGGTCCGAAGGAAGGCGTAGAAATCGAAGTTCGTGAAATCGAGCGGGTCGAACTCCTCATCAGCCTTGGCCCTGGAGAAGAGATCGAGGTTCTTCTGCTCGAAGTTGGTGGACGAAGCACAGCCCTCGCGCTCGAACCTCTGGAACGGAGAACCAGTACCCCGCGGTATGCCATCTATCTTGACGAACGGCACAGCAAGGACCTCTTCCTCCGGCTCCTGCACGTTGATGCACTCAAACGGGCCGTCCAGGTACGGGTCGGGCTCGAGGACCTTCGCCTCGACTATGGTCTCTTCACGCTTGGCGAAGAAGCTGGGCATCTGACGCTTCGGGAAGGACGCGAGCATGCGGTCGTAGTTACGCTCGTTGGACAGCTGGTCGAATATGGGCGTGTTGGACATGATGGTGGGTCCCCTGTCTGGATCGTGCTTGCGTGGGTATTGCTACCGAAGAACTAAGACTTCCCCAAGCCCCGGTTCTTCAGCTCTTCGATCTCCCTGTCGAGGAAGTTGTACGCGTACTGGAGAGAGGCTGCCGACCCCATGCAGATGTATTCCACGGCTTCTTGCCGGTTCACACTCATCTGTGAAGCCAACTCATACACCTTGTCCCCCCAAGCGCTTTCCAGATCATCCGGCTCTTCGGGGAACACACCACGAGCCAGTTCGTCCTTGATGTAGAAGATCGCTTTCTGCAGATCCTCGACCTCCTTGGACGGATCCTTCAGGCCGGCCCTTGCGATGTACTTCACCGCATTGCCAAGGTTGAAGTTCATCTCTCGCGTGATCTCTATCACTTCCACACCCTTGTAGTGGGTGTAGTGCGACGGGTGGTTCACAACATCTTCTGACATACCACCGTTCCTTTTGATTCGTAAAACGCAATGACATGTAAGGCAGGGATAAGAACCTATTATGGCCCCTACCCCTGCCTCACACTCCTTCCCCGACCCCGAAGGGATCAGGACTTCAGGTACTCTGCCACGGTCTTGATCCAGTAGGTTTCGCCTGGACGGACGTAGTATCTCGCAGCTCGAGGATTACCCTCCAGCCATTTGCTCACTTCCTCAGACGTGCCTTGAAATACCGGCTGCATGAGTTCGTTGAGTACCACGTCTATGAATACCTCACTGGGGCTTATGACTTACCATCCATGTAGTCCTGGATGGAAACCAGCTCGTGGGTTCCGTTGAAGACCCACCAGAACCTGTCCCACCGATCGCGGTGGACCTCGAGCCACTTCTTGACTTCATCCGGCTGGCCACCGAAGACGGAGTTGAACTTGTTGTCGAGAACCCAGTCCTTGTCCGGGGATTGCGGTCCCTGCTTGGGCTCTGGAATCGGGTCGAACTTCTGATGGAACATCTCGTCCTCGAAGATACGGACGATGTGTACGTCGTCGTAGACCACGATCCAGTTGCCGAGAAAGACCGACAATCCCGTCTTCCCACCCGTCATCCTCGCGATGGGGAGCTTGAGGTAGGTCTCTTTGCCCGCCTCGAGGATCTTGGCGTCGAAGTGCAGCGCCACCTCCTCCAAGTTCTCATCGGTCAGCTGAACAACTGACACGTTGATCGGCTTGGTCTTGTACTTCCCGAGCTCCATCAGGAGTCCCCCTCTTCGTCGGGTACCTCATCGAACCGGCGTCTGAACGTACGGTTGTCGTGTCTCTGGAACGTGCCCATCGACTCCGTGATCCAGTCGCCGATGTACGCCTTCGTGTACTTCGGGTTGCCCATAACGACGGCCTCGAGAACCCTGACACAGGTCCTCTGGAGCCCCTTGGTACGATCGACCATGGGATAGCTGCCCACCCATTCGGCCACGTCTGCGATGTTCTGTTCCGTGATCCGGATGGCTCGCCCTTCCAAGGGCTTCCGACGGACAGCTATGAATTCCATGGTTCTGTTCCTCCCCTAATCCTTGTCGGCACCGCACGTGCACTTGGCGTTCCACTTGCGACGGTCTCGCTTGGCGCAGTCCCAGGCGTGAGGGAGCTGGTCCTCTTCCCGCTCAACCACGTCAGCGATCGCTGACAGAGCAGCATGCTCGAGGTCGCCGGCCTCACTACCCGGATATGCCCTCTCCTTGAGAGATCCCATCAGGGACTTCAGCTCTTCGCGGACGATGAGACGGATCCGGGTCTCCGAGAGGCTCAGCACGACCGAACGGAACCAGCCCACGAAGGTGATCGCGTCCTGATAGGTGTTGGTCTCAGCGCTGAAGACTTCCCACGCTTCGAGGTTCCTTGCCGTCATGCACAGCCACAGGAATACGTCCGGTGCCAACCCCTCGAAGGCGACGTCAGCCCCCATGTCTCGATCCGACTTGAGTACTGCGGAGTAGCGAGGCTCGTTCATTGGTCCCCCTGAGCGATCTTTATGATCTGATGGACAGTTCGTTGGATGTGAGCGTCTAAGCGCTCTGGGTGCCGCTTGAACATAGGGAGGTCCCTTCTCTTCAAGACCTCCCTAACCAGCTCTTCCACGGCGCCGAACTTCTCCCTGTACAGGTACTCAGGGATGGTGACGATGAGGTTCGTCTCTCCGATGCAGACCTTCATCCAACTATCTGGATGCTTCGCTTTCAGCCGGCGAAGGACCACGTCAGGTTCATCTGAGAAGACGACCCGCATCTCTCCGTTGAACACCGTGTCGTAAGTCATTGCAGGAGCTTCAGCACCTGGTTGGCGACGAACTCAGCTGCGGGGAAGCCCTCCGACAACTCTCCACCGCGCTGAGTGATGCCGTCCTGGTACTCCATGGCACTCTTCACCAGAGCGACGATCAGGTTGTGGGTGGCCCGATCCTTACCCTCACCCTTTGCGCCGGCAGAAGACACTAGAGTCTTCGGTGAAAGCTCCTTGGAGACAATCGAGAACAGGTTGTCATCGAGAATGACCAAGTCCCCCACGAATGCTCGCTCGTAGTGGTCCTTGTGAACGGTCGACAAGACCTTGAGATTGATGTAACGGATCTTCTCACCCGAGACACGCATCTCTTCGATGTCGCCACCGCACCAATCTTCGATGTCCGACATGTTCTCTTTGGTGACTGTCACTCCAGTGACAAGACGCGACGTGGTCAGGAAGTGCTCGAGCTGAAGGTTCATTTCGCTTCACCCATTCCGAAGAGATTGAGGATCTGGTCAGTGCTTTTCTGGACCAGGAGGATGACCTCACCACTGCTGTCGCCGTAGTACGTGGCCACGTCCTGAGCTCTACTTATCCGCATCAGGATCTCGTGTACAGTGACGTACTTCTTTTCCCGCTCGCCGGCGTCTATCGGCTGTGTCACTTCGGCTCACCCATCCCGAAGAAGTCGAGGATCTCGCGAGTCGCCCTGTCGGCCATGACCATCCTGGCAGAGACGGGGTCGGAAGCGTCATCCCCCATGGTCTTGCGGATCACACCAGACACAACTCCGTACACCTGGGCGTACTTCTCGGCCGATCGCGCGGAGGTGTTCCTCTTGACGATCCACGCGTGAGACGCAGCCAATGTACGAATACGCTGGCAGCCATCCTCGTACGTGGCAACGAACCGGATGCTGGTACCGCCGTTCACCTCGTGAAGGTTCGAGATGGTGCACCAGCGGTTGGACTCCAGAGCACGGTCCTTGAGCCAGTCCGAGAGATCGTCAAAGTCATTGATGGTCGTACGGTTGTCAGGGTTCTCAATCAGAACCGTCATCCCGTTACTGAGGTGGCTACCACTCGGAAGCACTTCCTCGAACTTGGGGTTCATCCTGTAGTACTTGGGCATGAGCGAAGCGTCCATGATGTCTCTCTAGCATGTGTGGGTGTGTGGGTGGGGCCTTTTATAGTGTCATGCCCCAGGACAGTGAAGCTCAGAGAGTCGAGTACCAGAAGTCCGGAAGAGCATTGCCGGCGTCCATGTACTCAAGCTCTTCGACGATGTTCAGAGATCCGAGGAACTCGAAGAACTCTCGAGGGTCCAGGGGTCGCTTACCGCTGTCGAAGAAGTTGTACAGCTTCATCAGAATCCCCGACTTGTCACGTCGGATCTCCCGCATGAGGAAATCGTCGACCACGTTGATGAGCTCTTCGAACGACATCAGCGGGTCATCAGTTGTGACGGTGAATCTGCCGAAGCGGATCTCTTTTTCGGACATAGCGCCCCTCCGTTCACATTCGTGCACGACGGTATCTGCGACGCTCCAGCCTGAATCCGATCTCCTCGATAAGTCGGAGTATCCCGATCACGAGGAAGGCCGCTCCGAATATAGCAGCAGCCAACAAGACCCAGTAGGCTAGGAGCCATTCCATAGGTGTCGGTTCCATGGATATCAGACCTTCACCCTGCGGTGGGTTCCGGTGCGGTGCAACTTCTTGTGAGGCAGCTTCACCACCCTGATGTTGACCGTCTCCTCGTTGTCTCGGACCTCCCAGTAACGCCTCTTGGACTCCTCCGCCAGGGCTGCCGCCTTCTTCAGCTTGCGGTCCATCCTCCACTCAGCAACGGCCGAAGGAAGCGCGTCGATGCTCACCCAGAAAGCCACGAGAGTCAGCGAAGTCGCTATGACGAACTCGAGTATGTTCACGTTTGGATCCCCTGTTCAGATTGTGATGACGCCGATGACGACAGAGAACATCGCGACTATGAAACCGCTGACAAACCCTAGGGCCAGTAGGGTCCACGCCATCAGCTGGTACCGCGAGACAGAGCGAGCTGCTCGCTGTCTTCGATCCACTCACCCTCGACATCGATGATGTCCTCGTCGTCGAACCGGTTCTCGAGTCCAGAGTCGATCGCGAGCTGTTCCGGGCTCCTACCACCCTCGATCGCGAGCTGTCCCACGCCGCGGTACTTGATGTCCAACGGGTCCTCGTGGACCGTGCCGTAGAACGTCTTGAGGTAGGCCGAGCATCCCTGACGCCCGTTCATGTCCCAGTTGTAGGGGCTGAGCGTGACATCCACGAGGTCGAACTCGAGCTGGTCGAGGAAGTGAACGAACCGCTCCTTGATCTCGTTCCGGGCGGTGCCGAAGTCGGAGATCGTGAAGATGCGTGGAGGCCGGCCCTTGTAACTGACCTTGACCGGAAGGTGCCAGAGAGGGGGCTCGCCGTCCTCACGGACCTTGCCACCCTTGATGGTCCATCCGATCTCCTGGAGCTTCATCGCCAGCTCGTGGTCGAGCGGGATCGAGAAGTTGCGGTCACCCGCAGCGTTGTAGGGGAGACGCTCCTCCCCCTTGAAGTTGCGGAAGATGAGACGGACGTCCTCGAGGACAAGCTCCTCAGAGACGCGTCGTCGTGCGGGGACTGCCATTATTGTGCTCCTGATTGTTCGTGCTTCTGCATCGAAGCTACTGCGTTCTGGTAGGCAGCCTTGTACAGCTCTCGACCTTCATTCGGGGATATAACCCCTGTCTGAAGACACTTGGTGAAAGCCTCTGCTGCCGGTTTCATGAGACGATTGAGATGATGGGTCGGTGAGAAGAATATGGACCCCGGCTTAGGCGTGAACCCAAGCCGGTAGATCCACCTCCGAATTACTCGGATGACTCCCCCTTGTCGAGTATCGAGAACGACGGGGATCCGAGCGAGAAGCCCTTCGTGACCGCCTCCGGAACGCCGCTGGCGTCGATATGCACGATGATCTTGTCGCCGACCTTCTCGAGCTTGGCCGTGCCGATGACCTCCCCACCGGGACGATCCTTGAACGGGACCTCGCCGATGAATCCGTCAGGTGTTTCCGACGTGATCTTGCTGAGGTTAACCATGTGTGCCGCTCCTGAAGATGTCGGGGATGATGGAGAACCCGTCGACGTAGCCGCGGAAGGGGCCTGTAAACTCAACGTCGTTGAGCACCCCATCTATGGTTCCGTCGTTCCGGATTTCTGCCTCGCCGATGACGATGCGCTGACCATCGGGATCGATGATGATCGGAAGCTTCTCGGTCACGTACGTTCCCCCCAGAATCCTCGGCTGACGTCACACGGATCGATGTACGTCAGTTCACCGTCTTTGGTCATCTCGTAGGAGACCCTGTACCGGACATCGTCGAAGTCGGAGTAGAACATCACCGTTCGAACGAGGTTGGTCTGCGACGCCCACTTGATACGCAGCTCGTAGTCGAGCTCTGCATCAGGCGTCAGGGTGTACGAGTTGGATATGTACGTTCTGACAGCTTCCCTGGCGTTCTCGATCCAGTTCGGCTCTTCCTCAGCCCCCACGGCTCCCCCTCAGTCCGGGATAACGATGTTGTCGAGCTTGAGATAGCGGTCAAGGTACGTCTCGCCCTTGGCCTTGTTGTAGGTGACCTCGAAGTAGTGGCCGTCCTCGAGAGTGGTACCCACCGTCGCCTTCCATCCCCCGAGGATGTAGGCGAACAGAACGACGTAGAGGTCGTAGTCCTCCATGATCCCCAGAACGGTACGTCTCGCCTCGAGATATACCCTGACCCGTCTCATGGCGATCTCGGGGTAATTCGTGGAGGACCCCATGATCGCTGTCTTGTAGTCCTGGACGTCCCTCTTGCATCTAGGGCACATGTCCGGACCACCACACTTAGCGACGTCGTTGGCCTTGGTAACGCCTTCGCCTCTGTTCGACCCGGGTATGTGGTGCCCGTGACCGGTGTATGCCATCTAACTCTCCTTGTGCTTTTCGATCTTGATGATCTCATCAGGGAACATCCCAGAGATCCCTATCGGTTTCCAGTCTTCGAGTCCTTTGAAGTCCTCTTCGATAGCCTTGGCTACCGCAGCATCAGCGACCCTAGAAGCCTCCTGGAGACCTTCCTCTATGATCTCTTGCAGTATCTGACCGGAGGTCTTGTTCATCAGTTCTCCTTGGACTTCACGGACCACTCGACGGGCTTCTTGAATATGGTGCTCACCCGCCAAGCACTTCGCTCCCCGCGCTTGACCGAACGTCTCTTCGTCTTCCGGTTTTTCCCCGCGGGGTCGTTGCAACAGTGGCACCCACGACCGCCGGGTCCACGGTGACACATCGGTCCGATCATGTTACCCATGATGCTCCTCTTCCTTAGGCGACCCCGAGATGGAATCGGAGTCTCTTCAACCTGTCAGCAGACCAGCACCGCAATGCCGGCCGAAGCCTCAACTTCTGTAGCTCACCGCTCTGGTCACCCTCTACGTAAGTGAGAAGACGCAACCAGTCAGCGTCTATCCAGTACGTCTTGGAGTGGCCCAGACAGCCGCCTGCCGTACCCACAGGCAGATCAGTACCGGGGCAGCCGAACTCGACAGGAGCTCCTGAGACTCTCATTATGAGGAAGTCGCAGTGCGGATGGTTCTCGAACCTCTCGAGTATCGCCGCTTCAGCATCATGGGTATTACCGTGCTCGGTAACGATGGTGGCCGGATCATGGGACATACAGAGGACGTAGTATGTGCTACTCATCAGTTCCCTTCCAGGTGGGGCGCAAAGGTGTTGGATCGCCCTTCACACCCCACTCAGACCTAGTCTTGCTGGTTCTTACGCTGGTTCTGCGGTCGCTTGTACGAGCCGATGAGGTAGTTCAGGGACTCGGGATGATCCTCGAACCACTTCTCGGCATACGCCACAGGATCAAACGGTATCTCTGCCGGCTCTTCAGCCTTCTGTTCGTTCATCTCAGACCGTCACGAATTCGTCGAAGTCACCGAATTCCATGATGGACTGAGCCGCGTTCTCGGCGAGCTGGTTATAATACATCTCGTCGACGATGTCCCGGATCCCTCCGGTACCGACCTCGGACTGATCGAAGCGCTCGAAGGTCAGACGATCGATGGCGTCGCCGTAGCGCTGCCGTACCGTGTCTTCCTCGACCCACTTGTAGCCCTTGGTACCCGTAACGGCGTACTCCCTGCCGTCCTTGATGCGAAGGAGCTGACCGCCCACGATGTCGCTCTGCATGGGGTTGACGGGGATGAACAGACCAGAGCGGCCGATGTGAATATCGCCGTTCTCCGTGACCTCTTCCTGCCCGACCTCCATCTGACCTTCGGGGTACCGGAGGTACATAGCACCCTCCTTGACCATCTTGGTCTCGCCCAGATCTGCCCAGGAAATGGGTTCCTTGGTGAAGAGGGTCTTGAAGACGTACGGGTGCTTGAACTCCGCTCCAGTAGCTGTCCAGTGGGCCGGGACCGTCTTGCCCTTCTTGACAGACTCCTTCTCGTAAGCGACGTACACAGCGTCGTTCACGAGGCACATCTTCTCGTAGGTGGCCTCGTGCTCGAACGTGTAGCCGTACTTGGCACCGAACTCCTGGACGAAGGCGATGATGTCCGGCGTCGCGTTGGGGATCTTGACGGAGTCGGTCTTGATGTGAGCGACCGTAAACCCCTGTTCCTGAATCGCGTGCTTCAGGTCGATCATAAACAGAGCACCACGCTTGGCGACGATGTTGTCGATGTTGCGCGGGTCCCTGAACGGGTTCTCGAACTTGGCAGAGGTGTACCCATAGACCGAGTTGATCACGAGCTTCAGGGCGTCCGACAGAGCCGAGGCATCTGCGTCGCTCTTGACCCCTTCGATCTCCCAGGGGAGAATATCCTTGATCGACTCGTACTCACCGTTCTTAAGAGCGAGACGAGCGTTCTTCAGAGCCGAGAACTTCGTCGTGTATGGACCGAAGAGGTTCAACTCCTCGATCGAGGTGGGGTGCATCGAAGCGACATCCAGGAGCGCGACGTTCTTGTGGATGCCAGGCTCGGCATAGACGTAGCCACCCTCGCCGGCGACCTCGCCCCTGTAGGTACTCTTCTCGTTCTTGGAGTACGGGTCGAACTTGTACCCAGGAAACATCTCGGAGAGGTCCGTGTACACGAACTTCGACTGAGGGGTTCGATCGTCCCCAAAGATGATCTTGATCGCGTGCTGCCGAGTCGGGTTGTTGACCGACAGCCCACTCATGCTCGCCAGGATCTCACGAGCAACTAGGTCCTGCTTGCAGTAGTTGAAGACCGCTTCCAGGGCGTTGACGTCATTGATGCAGTAGTTGACGACCTTGGTCCACAGCTTCTCCGGGACCGGCTTGTCCCATGGAATATCCATCTCGACGTGAGGAATGCCGAGGAAGATCTCCCACTTCTTCAGGCCCATCTTGGTGGAGCTGTAGTCGTACACGTCGGCGTAGGAAATGCTGTACGCCTGACCGAACTTGGCGTTCTGGTCCTTCTTGGTGATGATCCGCTGCGAGAGCTCGTAGAGAGCCTCGTTGTCACATCCGAGGAACCGAGCCCAGAGGATATGGTTGTCGTAGGATCGGTTGTTGAAGCCGATGAGCTTGTTCGAGTAGATGAACTGTTCGATCTCGGCCGGCGTCGGGTTGATCATCGAGACGACACTGGAGTTCGGCGTACCGAGGTACTTCCAGCAGACCACGAAAAGGTTGGGGTACACCTCGCAGTCGAAGAATACGATCTGCTTCTCAGCCTCTGCCACCGACTCGTAAGGCTTCTCAGCCTCTTCGATCTCGTCGAATGACTTCTCCGACTTCAACTGAAGCCGCTCGAGGATCGTCATGCAGTACTCGGAGTTCTTCTTGCTGTTGTTGCAGAAGGCGAACATCTTCTGGAACATGTCGCTGACGTCATAAATGACGCCGTTCTTGTTGGCTTCCTTGAGGATATGCTCGATGAACTCCATCGAGGGCTTGGTGCCGGGGTGGACCCCCTTCCTAAGGTTCTTGGCGATAAGGGCTCGGATGCCCTGCTCGGTCTGCATCATGGACTTGGACGCGGGCATTGACTTATTCTCCTTGAAGGGCAGACCGCCGTTGATCGTGGCCACCGCTACGTTGTTGCACCACGTCAGCTGGCGTCGAAGCGAAGAGTTTCCGGTGTAGACCTTAATCTCGATGTTGTCGGAATATACCCGAGCGAGATCGGATACGTCCCCATCATAGATGTAATGCAGGTGAACACCGTTGCCGCTCTTACTCACCTCGGCATAGGTCTGCGGGAATTTGCTAGCCTCAATGAGGTTCGCCTCTAGCGACTTTTCCCCGTTCTCGTCCTTCAAGTCGAAGTCGATGACGATATGGTTCTCGGGGACCTTGAGGTAATGCAGCTGCTGAGTGTCGATATCGCCAAGGGTAGTCTTGACGCTTTCCCACTTGCTCTTCGGGGTTCCGGCCTTCGACGTGTACTGAGCAGGCAGCCCAGCATACATCTCGTCTAGGAGTGATTCGGTTTCTTCCAGAACCAGAGTGAAGATCTTATGAGCCTTGTCCACAGGCGCCTTGAACGGGTTGGGATTCTTGAACCCAACATAAACCTTCCGGGGGTGTGATCCGTCTGGCATGGGACGACGCTCATGGAACTCGTGGAAGTAGTTCTTCAACTCTTCCCCGAAGATATGGCGAGGGGTTTTGAACTCGAGTTCCGCTTCCTTCGCGTATTCGAGATAAAGCTCCCATGCCTGCTTCAGGGTCGTGCCGTCCTGAGCCTTGAAGATGTCTCGGTACCAGTCGATGTAGTTGTAGAACACGTTGGTCTTGAGCATCATGTTCTCAGGGCGATAATCGCTGTAGTAATTCCTACCAAGGGTCTTGTAGACCTGGAGGCAGTGATAAGCGATCCCGCCCAGCTCGAACTTCAACCTGTCGACAAGCGTGAAATATCGATCCGGCGAATGGGTTTCACCGGTAGGGTTGACGTCGATAAGGCGACGGATAAGACCAGACTTTGCGTCCGAGATCTTCACGGCCTTATTGGTGCCCATGAAGAGGAATGCATTGACCTTGGTGTCGTAAGTCGCCTTGTACTTCTCGTTGACCCGCATGTCCTCGTGAGAAATGATCGAGTTCAACTTGGAGTTGTCTTCGATCTTGGACAGGTCACCGTCCTGCTGAATGGCAACCAGCGGGTTGTCCTTGAACGCCTCCGTAGCAAAGGCGCCGTTATTCCCCACGAGAGACTTAGCGTCGAACATCGCGACATACCCACCATCAGAGACCTTGCCCCCGAGCAACAGGAACACGATATCCATGATGGTTGACTTACCGGTACCACCCTTGCCGTAGAACACCAAGAATTTCTGAATCTTCTTGGCGTCACCGCAGATGATGGCACCGATAGCCCACTCGAACTTCTCGCGCTCCTCTTCGGAGTACAGGAGACTGACTAGTTCATCGTAGGCACTGATATCGCCCGGAGCAAGGATGTAGGAGAGTCGACGGCTGGCATAGTCCGACTTCTTAGTCTTCGTATCAGCGAAAGTCAGTCTCGTGTCGAGGGGGTGGGAGTTGTCACTGACGTTCTTGACGAACGCACGGAACTGCTTCCACCCACCATTGGCGAAGTTCTTGAGGTACTTGGGAGCTACCTCAACGCCCTTCTCCACATATTCCTCGGCGAACGCCTTGACTTCCGCATCAACGAGTTTCTGTACGTCGTACTCGTCTCTGGACCAAAGCTTCTTCTCTTCGTTCCAGATGGCGTAAAATGCCCCACCCTGGACCATCAGATCCGTAGAACGACCAACCACGAAATCGGGTCTTACTTCGATCCCGTTTTTGGTTTCCTTCGTGATGAACTGAATGAAGTCCAGCGTCACATCAACCCTCCTTTCTAACTACGTTATGGCTATATCTTCGACGTAGTTGCTCAGTTGCTTCCAGAGCTCCACACATCGTTGATCTTCATTGACGTGGCTCAGCGGGAAGAACCCGCCTACGCCACTTGGTTCGTAGTGCCGGAAGATGAGTCGATCGAGCATCTCATCGATATCCTCCTCCGGCATCATGACGGTGTCGTTGTATTGGTGCAGACCCAAATTGGTCATGAGTTCCCAGAACCAATAGTGGGGCTCCCCATCGGCTACGAACTCTAGCCGGCGAGAAAGCCCCACCATTACTTCCAGAACTGAACACCCAAGCTCGATCCAGAATGAATCGACGAGAACGCCCTGAGAATTGATGAACTCACGCCTCAGGGCCTTCCCGTCCATGATCCTGTTATCGTCGTGTGGGACGACTGATACGAACTCTTTCGTGTACAGAACCCTCAGTACTCCCCAGTACGTCAGGTACTCATCGTCTATGTTCGGGTCAGCGACCTGCTCGTAGAGCCAGTTGAGATATAGCTCGTCAAGAGGTGCGCTCACTTGAAATCACACCTCCTCGTTGAGTACTTCCTTGGTGTAGGTGCCCGAGCTCCAGAAGATCTCGTACTCGATCTTCTGCTGGGGGTTCCTGACGTAGATCCCGTCAGGGTTTCCACCCCACCGCTCACGGAGGTACTCATCGATCGGGACGCCGATGCTGACCGTGCGGTTCGCGCCCTCGATCTTCTTGTCCGTCTGACTCGAGAGCGTGTCGTCGCCGGCGAAGTACGTCATCGGGAACTGCTTGTACTCGTTCGGGTTGAGATCGAACTCGTCCTTCTCGATGAGCGTCTGAGGGTTCCGCTGGTTGGGGACGGGGAGGACTACCTCTTCCTCTTCCTCCGCCTCAGGCGGAGCGGCATCAACCTGCTCTGTCTTGGCCTGCTCCATCTCCTGAACGGACGGTCCCGCGGAGAACCCTCGGTAGTTGGTCAGGGCCTTGTCGGCCTCTTCCCGCATGGCGTTCCCCACGATGTTTCCGGCGGCGATTGCTGCATCCGCGACAACGTCGGAGACTTCCTCGGGAGTTTCGTTGAGGGCCTTGGACCACTTCGACCAGTTACCCTCGATCGCCTCTTCCGCAGCCTTCTGGCGGATATCCTCCACATCCAGAACTGCAGCCTTGAGGCTCTCCACGGCACTCTTGGTCTCGGCCTCGTACTTCTCCCGGTAGAACTTCCGAGCCACCTCACCCTCAGTCTTGAGGTCCTTGCGGAACTTCTTCTCAAGCTGCACGTAGGCTACGTAATAACCCATTGCTGCTCCTGCGATCGCCCACAGCACTCCCTTGTTCTCCATGCCGATCAGAGCTCCGAGATGTGGTCGAGGATGTTGCCCTGGACGTTGAAGTCGATCATGAGTTCCATGACGCGACCCTTGGCGAAGTCCATGCGGTGCCGCTTGTCGCCGACGATGATGAAGTCGATGAAGTTGTCACCCTCTTCGGCGTCGCGAACCCAGCCGACCAGGTGACCCGCCTTGGTCTTCTTGAAGCCGAGTGCCTCGTACACGTCGTTCAGGACGACGACGCCGTCAAGCCGCAGGCGGTTGTTGAAGTGCTGCTGAAGACCCTGGATGTAGTGCGTGTTCTGGTTCGGGATATCCCGCCAGTTCACGTTCTCCGGGTCGAAGAACTGCGCGTAGGCGACCTCGGTCGTGTCACTCTTGTTGTCGATACGCTTGATCGTCTTGGCCACCGGGCCTTCGGGGGTCTCCTCGATCACCGTCTCTTCGATGGTGCCGTAGCGGAACTCGAGGTCCTTCTCCGAACCCAGCTCCTCGACGACGCGAGACCGGTACTGCTCGAAGCCCTTGTGAGCGATGCCAAGAGCCGCGGCAAGGCCAGCGTTCCGGCGCTGCAGGATGATGTGCGATCCCGCCATGGCACCCACAGAAGCCACACCAAGGGCGATGGCCGGCGCGTACTTCTTGGTGATCTCGAAGGCGACCCGAAGCTGGATCCCAAAGAGACCCTTCTTCAGAATGTTCTTCTCTTCGTCGGTGAGCTCGGTCTCACGACCCTCGTCCATCATCCGAGTGGCGTGCTCGAACTTGGACTTGTTCTTCTCACCCTCTTCGAGGATATCGCTTGCCTTGAGCGTCGCACGGCAGGCGAGGACCATGGAGGTTCCAACGCCGATGAGACCCACGCCGATCAGCAGGACGGGGGAGTGCTTCTGGACGGTCAGGACCTGCTTGGTGGCCTTGCGACTGATGGCATGGCCAAGAGTCTTGATACTCATCGGTTGTTCTCCTTGTTGATCTTGTCATGCTCGGCGAGGTAGCCCTCAGACCAAGCGAAAATGCCGGTGATGCTTGCGGTGATCTTGCGCTGTACCACAGGCACAACGTAGATTCGTACCGCCTTCATGATGGGTTTGCCGGCGGCAGCACCCAGTGCGAATCCTGCGAGGAATTTCACGAAGTAGTTCGCCTTTCCTTGCTGAACGAGGAGTAGGTGTAACGACGAGAGCGGGCTTCGCCGAAGACCTTCTTCTCGAATGCGCCGATGGTGGAGTCAACCCCTCGAGCGACTCGAGACGTGACGGCCTCCTTCACTTCTTCTCTGAACAGCTTGCCGATGGCTACCGTCGTTATGGCAGACGCTGCCATCCCACCAACCACACCACCGGCCACGAAAATGCCGAGCTTCTTCATGCGATCCTCCCCTGACGCTTCAGCTTGAAGAATATGGCGACGACCTGCGCATCGGTCATCGCGTTTACTTTGGCAGCCCATTTAGGGCCCGGATATGCCTGCTTGACCAGCTCCCTGGTAGATATGCCCCCCATGGCGTTGGTTCTACCGGCTGGGGATCGAGTCGGGTTCCGGCATGCACACCAAGAATCCTCCGCGGACGACGTTCACTCGAGCACCGGAGATATCCCTCCATCCCCACTGGTGATCAGTGCTGGTGGAAGGCTCGTTGGCGATCTCGTAGAAGTCACCCACGGTGCAGTGACCCTGACGGTCGATGATTCGGTCAAGCCGCGCGAGGATGTCGTCTCCGAGCTCTCGCGTGTTCACCTTCAGGTTGTCCACGACGTTCGACCGACGCACGGGCTGATATCCCGACGAAGGAACTCGAGTGGTGGTGACAGGCACGCCGTTCGCGGCACTGTAGTTGTTGTACGAGACCGGTCGTCCAGGCGTGTAGACGGGCCGGCTGTTCGGGGTGGGAGCCTGACCCGGGTAGAGCATCTGCTCGAACATCATCCGGACAGCGTCACCAGCCTGGGCAACGATCGTGACGACCACGCCCTTGATCGTGGGAACCACGACCTGTTCGACGAGGTGCTCAGCGAAGCTCTGACCCTCGGTCCGGAACATGGAACTCATCCGAGCTCCAAGGGACTTCTTCTCACGCTTGACTACACCCTCTATGGGGTCGGGCTTCTCCGTAATGGGCTTGGAGGCCTCCGGGGTGCTCTGGGCGATGATGCTCTCATTGTGCGCTTTGTAGCTGTTGTTCGGGAGATTTGCGGCGAAATCGTCCATGATTACCTCGATCAGAGAAACCTAAACCCCGTGTCAGGGGGTCGAGTTTGAGAGTCGGTATAGGTCTGTGTGGTCAGCCGGTTTTGGAGCCGTCGAAGTGCTCGTCAACCTTGGCGTCGATCATGTCCTCGACCTTCCGCTCAGCCTTGATGATCTGGCCGATGAAGTACGAGGTGACAACACTGAATACTGCTTTGACGAGCCACTTCTTCTGTTCCTTGGTCATGGCTGGCGCCTTTCGAAAAAAGTAGGGGTCTCACTATAGAGCATGTTTTTTCTGCGATGGTCAGTTGTAGTACCGGCCGTATGAAGCGTACGGCGATCCATACGTGTAGTTCGAGATCGGCCACTCCCCAACAATATGGGCGGTGGTTCTCCCGTAGTTCGCATTGACCATCATGCCCTTGCCCTTGTAGACACGGGTGAATATCCCTACGTGGTATACGTGACCCCGAGCGTCACGTATGAACACCAGGTCTCCCGGCTGCCGGGATCCAGCGGATATGTGAGTTGAGTGATTGTACTGGTCCTGGGCGACTCGCGGCAGCGTCTTACCGTGCTGCTTGTACGCCCAGTAGATCAGGCCAGAGCAGTCGTAGCCCTTGCTGTAGGGCCCTGCTGCACCCCATACGTACTTCGCACCCTTCTGGGTGTTGGCGCTTGCCATGGCGGCGGACCTGAGCGTCGGCGCGGCCTCTGCACTGGGCATAGAAACGGAAACCGTTCCGAATGCCAGTACGAATATGAGGACGATCTTGCTTACGGTGCTTTTCATGGTGCTGTCCAATCTTTCGAAGGAACTGCGTTTCCTAACGGGGGTAAATGATTTGCTCAGGGGGAGCGGTAGGATTTCCATTACCGTCCACCCATTCCTCTTCGTCCATCGTTGTACACCTCCTCTTCAGAATATCGATGGCGCGATGACCAGGGCACATGTTTCCCACACGGGGGAGGATGGGCTCGGCTGGCGTTTAAAATCAGCATCCGGAGGACAAACCTTGCTGAGACCCCTACACGGGACAAGGCCTGTTGCTGATTCCCCAGTCATCACGTATATATCAGGCGGTGCGCAAAGCCCGGAACAGCATCCAGATCCACCACAGACCACCAGTAAGGAAACCGAGGGTGAGGTCGACCAGGAACCGTCCCGGGCCGTACTTCTTTCGCCTAGACATCAGGCCGCCTGACGGTGCTTCTTCGGGCGGACCTTCTTGTGGGCGTTCTCCGCGCGGGCACGCTCCTTGCGCTCGTGGTAGATGGGCAGAAGGTGCTTGGACATCGCCTTCGGGTCGGTGCCGGCGATCTCCGCGAACTCGCGGTTCGACATCGTGAGGAGCTCCTCGTCGGAGTGATGGGTCTCCTGCGCGTGCTTGTCGATGATCTCCTGCGGCATGATGGAGTTGATGAAGCCCGCACCGCTGTCCTTCGAGCCGATGAGCTCCAGGAACATGGCGTCGTAGGCGCCGGTCTGGACGAACCGGTCCTCGATCTCCTGGCTCTTGACGAGCTGGTCGCCCTCACGGATGCCTACGGCCTTGGTGAGGATCGAGCGGAAGCCGATAATGACCTCCTGGCCGTTCTGCGACTTGATCATCTTGTCGAGGTACGCCGGCAGGTCGTCGTTGTGAGCGATCTTCAGCTCGGCGATCTCGGACGCGTTCAGGTTGAACTGGTACGTGACCACGGCGGGGTTTCCGTCCAGGTCCTTGTACGATATGGTGTGGTTGATGAGTGCCATGGTGGTGTTTCCTTATCTGGCGTTCCGGTGGGGGCCGGTATTTACTGGGGGGTTGGTTGATCAGGCTTCGGGGGTCTCGGAGTCCGTGACCTCGACGGTGTCGGTCTCCTCCGCCTCGTCCTCGGTGCTCTTGTCGGAGAGCTTGTTGAACATGAGGGCCGCGAGACCGGTGGCGACCACCGTGCCGAAGGAGATCGCCGCCTTGTGGTCCTGGACGAAGAGCTTCACCTTGCCGAAGAGCGAGACCTTCGGCTCCGACTGGTCGCACCCGTCCGTCTTCTTCTCGTCGACGACCTCGGTGTCGGGGTTGGTGGCCTGGGCGGGAACGGTCGCGTCCTCCTGGAGCAGGTTGGCCTTCTCGGCCTCCGCGACGACGTCGGCGGCGGTGATGTTCTTGCTCTCGGCGTTCTTCGACATGGTGGTTTGCCTCTCGGGGCTAGTTTTGGAATACAACAGTTGTGCTGCTACAGCGAACTTCTTGGAAAGCTCGCAGGACATGCCTTGATGGCAAGCTTCGCGATCGGGGCAGTCGTGGCAATATGCCATTAATCCCCCAGGTGGTTAGCTGCGTAGAAACACGCCGCTCTTCAATACAGCGTGTCGTACTTCATGGTCGGGGGAACCTCGAAGTCGATGACGAGGCAGGGATTCCCCATGTGCGTTCCGTAGACCTTGGTGAGCTCCAGGAGGTTGTCAGTGGTCCATCCGACCTGGTCCGACCCGGAGGTCGGCGGGAGCTCGTGCTCGGAGAGCAGGTACCAGAAGTCGCTCAGCGATGCGTAGTTGTCGTTGATGATCTTCCGGTTGAACTCGTTCACGGCGGCGTCGATCGAGTTCACGTCACTGCCGAAATATCGACCCGACCAGGCATCGAAGCACATCGTTGGACCGGAGTCCTGGATGAAGCGCGGGAGCCTGTTGTTCGGAGTGTCGTCGATACGACGCTGGGCGATGTCCGCACGCATCGCCTCTTCCTTGGTCTTCCCGAGCTTCGTCTTCGTCGACTTGGAGTACTCCTCGTACCCCTTCTGGATCGTGGAATATGCAGCAGCCATAGCTGCCGCACGTCGCTCGCCCATGCGGTTGAGCCCGATGATCGCCGCCACGGTCAGAGCAGCGGAAGCCGCCGCGGGGATGTAGCACTTCCAGGTGAGATCGAACTTCTCCCTGGTCGTGAACGGGTGACTCTGCTCTTCGGCGTCGTGCGTAGCCTGAGCATCGTCGATGACTTCCTTGGCCTTGAAGGCACCCTTAGCCGCGAAGAACGCGGTCGTAAGAGTGCCCGTCACAGCGAGTGCGGTCAGGATCGCCGGCGAATTTGCTGCAGCGGCCTTTCCGGCACCCTTGAAGAGTGCGCTGAAATCCATGGTAAAGCTCTCCTTGCGAATATCGCCGGCGATTGGCGAGGTGGTCGGTTACTTCTTGAGGGGGAGGACGCCGAACTTCTTGGCGATCAGGGCGGCACCGAACGCCACCCCGGCACCCTTGAAGGCCGATTCGACGAACGTCCCGAGGGAGATGGCGATGAGGTGGGTGAGATCTTTCTTGATCGACTTCGACATCGAGGAATATCCCTACTTCTCGAGCTGAACAGTGGAGGTCTCGTACTTGAAGCTGAGTACGCCGTCCTCGTAGTTGAACGTCTTGGACGGGTCTTGCAACCCGAATATGGACCCGCTCATGACCTTCTGCGCGTCAGGGTCCGCCAGCGAGACGATCTTGCTGGACGTGGGGTTCTCGTTGAACGAGCCCATCCAGTAGACGGTGCTGGAGTCACGGGTGATCACGTTGACCTGGATGCTCTCGCCCTCTACGATGGCATCCATGATCATCCCCGGAGCACCCTCGGTCTGGTGCCACTTACCCGTGAGATCCACGATGATCGAGTTCTTCGTCTTCGGCTCGTCATCGCCGGAGGCGAGTTGCGTTGCGGAAACGCCTCCGATGAATGCCGCGGCCAGTACAGCACCAGATATAGCCAGGAACATCTTCTTGCGGTTCTGTCCGTACATCTTTCAATCCCCCTTGAGAGAAAACGGAAACCCAAACCCCGTGTTAGGGGGTCTGGGTATTGATCATCCGGTCAGTGTGGTGGGTCAGTCTTCGACGGACTCGTCCGTGGAGGTCTCGGTGTCCTTCGATGCCTTGGCAGCGGCCTTCCAAGCGAAGTAGCCGGCGGTGGCGACTGCAGCGAGGACTCCGACACCGGCAGCAGCACGCTTGTAAGCGGTCTTCTTGTCGATGGGGGTCTCTTCGCTGGAGTCGCGGGTCACGCGGTTCTTCAGCTCTTCGGCGCGCTTCATGGCGTCGGTGAGGATCGAGGTCTTCTCGGAGTTGGTCTTGTCGGGCATGACGGTTCCATTCTGGAGTAGGGGTCTCATTATAGGGCTTGTTTTTTATGCGAGGTTTGCCCTATTTCTTGGACGCCATCCGACCCAGGATGATCTTCCCCGTGACTCCCATGACCTTGCAGACGACGATGGTCAGGCAGATCTTGGTGAGAACGCCCTTGGTGGCCTTGTACACCGCCTCCGAAGCCCTTCGAATATCTTCGCTTGCCTGCGCGTGCGTGTACTCGTCCGTGTCGTCGTTCATGTACGATACGACGTTGTAGACCTTGGCGCTGTTGGGCGTGATGTCTTCACCCATGGGATCCCCTCCCCCTAGATATGGACTACTTGCTGGAACGGACCTTCTCGATGGCCACACGTCCGATTACGTCGACGACCTTGAGCGCGATGATGAAGACGCCTGCCTTGAACAGGAAGCTCTTCTGAGCCTTGTTCACTCGAGCCGCGAACTCCTCGAGGTCTTCCTTGTTGATGTCGAATCCCTCCCCGCCCTCTTCACTTCCGTCAGACGTGATGCTCTGAACGTTGTCGTCACTCATGGGTCTTCCTCCCCTAGATATGGACTACTTGCTGTACTTGTGGGCGTAAGCCCTCTTGCTCTGGATGCCGGCGAAGGCATTGACCAGCTTGGCGGTACCAGCGAACAGAGTCGAGATCGCCAGAATGACGCCGAGCGGGTTTTCCTCGAAGGCTTCCTTCATCTTGTTGACCACGTTGTCTACGCTCTGACCCATTTTGTTCCCTTCAGCGAAACCCAAACCCCGTGTCAGGGGGGTGTGGGCGGTAGAGGTCTTGCGGTGGATGTCAGTCTTCGGAAGCGGCGTTCGCCTCGAGCTTCTTGGCGATGACCTTCAGCGTGATGACCACGGCAGCAGTGGAAGCGAGCTTGACCGCTCCCCAGATGAGGATGGTCTTCTTGATTTCCTGCGCAGCGTAGGCACGGCGGTAGTCGTCGTCGAGAATTTCGGAGGGGTTCGAGGGCTTCTTAAGCATGGCGAATCCAATCGGTAGGGGTCTCATTATAAGGCATGTTTTTCATGCGACCCCTGGGACGAAAAGCTAAACCCAAACCCCGTGTGGGGCGGGGAGGGGTTGTCGATCACTCTTCGTTGAGGAAGTAGTACTCTTCAGTCAGGCCCTTCTCGTCCAGGAACTTGTTGAACATCTTGATGTTTCGGCCCTGGATCAACACCACAGTCGTGGATACGACGGCGATGGTGCCCAGGATCTTGACACGGTTGCGAGCAACGGCGTTCTTGGCGGAAGAGAGCTTCTGCTTGATGGGCATGGTATTCCAATCGGTAGGGGTCTCATTATAGGCCGTGTTTTTCGTGCGAGAATGATCAGGTATAATCGCGAATAACACACCCGATGATGATCAGCCAGAAACCCAACCAGTATTGCTCACCAGCTAGTGCCAGACAACCGAGGACTACAGCGAAATTGGAGCCTTGGTTCTTCATGCCTCCCCCTCCGAAAACCCAAACCCCTTGCGGGGCGGGCTTGAGATTAGATTACGGTCCAGTTCGTTTTCTTTTCCTTGCGGGAGCGAATACCTTCGCGCGCCCAGTCCACACCGAGCTTGCCGAGGTGATAAGCACTGAATGTAGCAATGCTCACCACACCGACAATAGCGATGATGGTCTTGGCGTCAGCGGGAGGGGTTTCGTTCTCGTCGCGGTCCATGATGGATCCTTTCGTAGGGGTCTCATTATAAGCCGTGTTTTCCATGCGACCTATCCCCTGATGTACTTCTTCCAGTACTCAAACTCTTCGACAGTAGGGTCGTCGTTGCCGAGGTCGGCCTTGCACTGCTCATATGCCTTGCGTCCTTCCCAGCCGGCATCGAATGCCTGGTCATAGACCTTCTTCAACATAATACTCTGGTGGGTGACCACCGCTGCAGCGAGCGAAATAACGAACATGACAGCCCTACGGTTCACGGTTTTCTCCTTCGACGAAACCCAAACCCCGTGTGGGATCGGGGATGGGTGGTGAGATCAGTTCTCGATAATGGCGTAAGCCATCCAGGCACCGTCGGTTTTCACTTCGATACCGTACTTGCCGGGCTCCGTGATCACTCCCGTACGGATGGCGGTGTCCAGAGCATTCGCGTAGGGCGTAAGCTGCGGATCACCGTCATCCCCAACAGGGAGATAGATCTGAGGAGACTGGGTCAATACGGCGACGTAGCATTCGCGTCCGTTGATGGTCTGGAGCATGTTAGCGTCCAATCGGTAGGGGTCTCATTATAGGGTGTGTAAACCCTGCGACCCTATACCGAAAATTCCACGGCGGGATTTTTTGGATCAGGTCCACCATCTTCGAAGGTCGGCGCCGCGAATCTTTGCCTGGCGCTCCATCTCAACCATAAACGCCACGTCTTCGTGAGTCCTGCACGACCACATACGGTCTAGCCACCACACTTCGTACTCGTCGAAGAAACGACCTTGGAGGTGTTCAGGCCTCGTGAGGATGTCGAAGTCTCTGACGTCCCATCCCTCGAATTGACAGAACAGACGTGCCTGGATGTACGTGGGGGCGATGATCGCCTTCTTAATCCTCATACAAAACACTCTCATTTTGACGAAACCCAAACCCCTTGCGGGGCGGGTTGAGGTTACTTCAGATTCCTGAAAGCTTCGTCGATGGCATTCAGCATCCACTCCTCGTCTTCCTTGATCATCTTCATCCTCGCCTTGTGGTTCTGGCGGGACTTGACAATACGGTTGATCGCGGCAGCGGAACGCTTAAGGTTCTCGAACATCTTTGGTTTCCAATCGTAGGGGTCTCATAATAGCCCGTGTTTTTAATGCGAGCTAAACCCAAACCCCTTGCGGGGCGGGTTGGTGATCTACTCTTGGTCTGCGCTCTTGGTCTTCTTAATGGCGATCTGGCTCACGGTGTCGATAGCCTTGAAGGCTGCGTAGGCTCCGATAGCGGTGAGAGCGACATACTTCACAACTTCCTTGCTTCGCTCAGCGATGAGCTTGACAGTTTGGGGGTGAATTATCTCGTTCTCTCCGGGGGTGGAGTTTTCGGTCTTCTTGGTCTTGTCGAGGGTGATGCGGATACCGCGCTTCTGGTTTCCAAACATGGCGTTTCCTATTCAGTAGGGTCTCATAATAAGCCATGTATTACGTGCGAAAGCATAAACCCCATGTGGGGGTTCAGAGGCTTTGAGATCAGACTCGGTCAAGCGTTGCGGTGATGCACTGGTCTTCGTTGATGTCGAGGCTGCCGCCGTTGATCTCGATCAGGAGGTTCAGGAGCTTGGCGATGTCGTCGTATGCCTTGAGGTCTTCGGGGGACGCATTGATTTCGATCGGGAGTTCGGGAGTCCACTGGATTCCGTAGTCCTCTTTGAATTTCTTCTGCGCCTCGATGAAGCCGAGGTGTACACGATTGTAGCCGTCAGCAACCTTCTCTTCGAGAATGAGGTGGAGGGGCGAGCCGTACAACGAGTAAGTGTGCTGCATCGTAATGCCTTTCGTAGGGGTCTCATTATAGGCCATGTATTTCCTGCGAAACCCAAACCCCGTGTAGGGGGAGTGGGCTTTGAGGTTGATCGTGAAGGTCAGTCTTCTTCAGTGGTCTTGCTCTGCTTCTTGATCAGGACGTAAGCGGTCGTCGCCGCGCCGAGAACGATTCCAACGTACGTACCAGCGAGCTTGATCTTGGCGAGTTTGTGTTCGCGCTTGATCTCGTCGATGGCGATGTTGGCCTTGTTCACAGGGGCGGTGAAGTGGCGCTGAGCGTCTGAGATGTTGAAGCGAGGAGGAGTAGACATTAGAATATGGTCCTTTCGTAGGGGTCTCATAATAAGCCATGTAAATGGTGCGAATCAGACAAAAACCAAAGGCCGTGTGGGGCCGGCCGATGGCGTTTGAGATCAGTCGTCTGAGGGGTCGTTGGTCAGGTAGTAGAAGTCATCCACATCAGTGATGCCGTAGAGATCGAACGTAGTATCTCCGATGATCCTGTCGCGGTCTTCGCCAGTCACCTTGAACACAGTTCCACGTTCGGTCTTGTCAGATTCTTCAGAGGGCTGGGGAATGAACACTAGTGTTCCTTCGATGCCTTCTGAGAGGTCCTTCTTGATCGCGTAGATGGCAGCTGCGGCCAGGGTGACGACGACGCCGAAAGCAGCGATCTCGGGAGCGTAGTGCTTGATCTTGGCTTTGGTGTCTTTGAACTTCTTCTTGAGGTCCATTGCTGGCCTTTCGTAGAGGGGTCTCATTAAAGCCCGTGTTTTTCCTGCGAAAGACAAAGCATAAATCCCGTGTGGGATTCAGAGGCTTTTGAGATCAGTCGTTGTAGCGGACAGCCATTCGGAAGAACTCGAAATCTTTCTCCATGTCAGCGCGGGAACGATTTTCGTAGTAACCGTTCTCGATCATCAACTTCACAATCGAGCTGGCCTTACGCATCGCGTCGACCTCAGCCGTGGTTTCGGCGTCGATCGCTTTGATGGTCTTGTTCAGCTTGATCTTGTGAGAGATATGATCGAGAACGATTGGCGTAATCGCTCCTATAGCCATCATGACGAATCCGATTTTCTGGTTCTTGTTCATGGTGTGCCTTTCGTAGGGGTCTCATAATAGGCCGTGTATTTTCTGCGAAAGGCAAAAAAAACAGATGGCGTGTAAACCTTGCTAGGGGTCTACACGCCATCAGTCATTGATCTTGCGGGGTAATCGGTGTTACCTGACGGTCTTGCCGACGAGGTTGAACGCCTTCGAGGTGATCACGTGTCCGTGCTCGTAGCCGATGACGATCAGGATGCCGAGGATGCTTGTCAGTGCCGCGACCATCGCATCAGTGCTCAGCTTCTTCTTGGAATCAACTTCCTTGAGCTTGTAGAGCATGGTGAGGTGTTCGCGAAGCACCGGGTAGGCTTCGTCCTCGACTCCCAAAAGTTTCATCGCTTCAAACACACGCGCGATTTCGTCCTCGAGGAGGTCGATCGTCTTGTCGGTCTTGAACTTCAGATTGAACACAGTGGTTCCTTCCGTAGGGGTCTCATTATAGGGCCTGTTTTTCCTGCGACCCCTGTGAAAGAAGTTACTCCATGATCAATGGCGCACGTTCCGCGATTGCCTTGTGCGACCACATCGAGGCATCCTCGAGACGCGTGAAGGCTATCGATTTGGCCCGACCATCCACGAGAATCTCATCGAGCCTCTCCGCGAATTCTCGGAACAGGATGCGTACGTCCCGGTGATCCGGAAGTGTGGCATTCTCGCCTTCGATGGTGGCTTTGTGGAACCCGAAACGGTTCTCGACATCGGTCTTACCGTACGCCATGGTACTACTCTCCCTTGACCTTGAAGATCGCCTCGTGCAGAGAGGCAACGGTCTCGGGCTGCTCGTTCAGATGAGCTACGATGATCTTCTGAGTGCTGTCCTCAGGGTGGTCTTCGACCACGAGATCGCCGGCGTACTTGGTGTCACTATTGTTGTACGATCGGGTCGCCATTCCGAGTACCACACCGAAGAAGGTGTTCACCGCGGCGATGGTTCCAACTACCCCCTCGGAGTTCGGGAAGTGCCAGATCTGAGCCAGGGCGAAATACAACGCCCCGACCGCCGGCAGAACCAGCGCGGCCGTCTGCTTGACGAGCGCGTAGGTGGTGTCACCCAGCAGGGGTGTCTTGGGCTTCGTTGGGAGTGATGACTCTGACATTGTTGACGAACCCTTCGTTCTGATGCTGGAATATGCTGGCGTACTTGCTGTGCGATCTGATCGGGAGCCCACGTACTTCCGTCATGATCCGTTCTGCCACCCCGTTCCCGCCCAGGTCCTTGTACGGCCCGTAGTAGTAATTGTGCAATTCCTCGAGCTCGTCCCTGGTGACCCACCCCCGCTCGATATGTTCGACGCCCGATGTTGTAATCTTGTCGTACGCGAGACCCATCAAGAGTCGTGTGGTCGCAGACTTCGAATCGCCCTTGCGCTGCATGAAGGCCCAGAAGCCTGATGATGCGACAACCGAGGCAACCGAGGCGGCAACTACCTGCAGCCAAGTTTCCACAGAATATGTCTTTCTGTTAGACGGTCCTTTTCCAAACTCCCACGCTGCGGACCCATGGTTCCGCAATCTTCCAGACCCCACCTACTCTTACGTAGGGCACTGCAAGTTTTACCGTGGCCCCCACCTGAATATAGGCTCCAGCGACTGTCCTAGTACTGGCTGCCCCGGACCATGCACCCCAACCAACAGAGTTCTGGGCTCTGGCGAAGAAGTAATACACGGTTCCTGGAACGAGTCCACTGACTACTTGCGGAGATGAGGCCGCGACAGTTGTAGTCGGAGTAGTGGAGCTCGTTCCGTACCCGATCTGATATCCAGTGATCGCGGCGCCGCCGTTGCTGTTCGGAGTGAACGCAACGTCTACGCTTGTCGATGTGACACTGGACAGCAAAGGTGTGCTCGGTGGATCGGGTGTTTTGAGCGTCTTAGCACTGACATAGGAGGACCACGCGCTGTAGCCCTCCGAGTTGTGTACCCTCGCCCAAAAGTAGTACGTGACGCCGTCGTCCAACCCCGATATGGTCGTAGAACCATCAGAACTGACGAGCGTCTTTGTACCTGTAGTGCTGGTGGCATATCCGATCTGCCGCGAGTTGATAGCGGCGCCGCCATTACCATTGTCCGTGAATGTCACGACTACGGATGTCGACTTGATGCCAGATATGACGGGCTTGTCCGGTGCCTGTGGAACCGTAGCCCGATCGATGGCATGACTGAATGTCGTCGGACCACCGATGCCACCGATACTGGTGTCTGTGATCAGCTTGAACGTAACCGTTTGATCGGTGGTTACTGTTCGTTCGCCAATCTTGTACCAGTCAGCCCCTGTGGGGTAGTTGATGGTCTTGTTGGTGGTAGACCCCTGGGCCGTGTAACTGAAGTCCAGGCCGTTGTACCAGTCGCTGGAATATCCAGCTTTGAACCAGAACTCGACGTCAGTTCCGGTATCCCGGATCATCATCGTGCCGTTGGTTCCAGAGGTCTTTGTCCAGTCAGTCATGCCACCTCCTAGCTGATGATCTTGAAGTAGATGTCACCATCAGCGCCGCCGGTCGGGTCGGCCGTACCCGAAGAAATGCCAGTAGCCGTTCGGAACCCCGCCTTACCGACAGGAATGAGCGCCTTCACCGTAGCGAGATAGTCACGCGTACGGTTGATCTCGAGGGCGCCCCACCGAACACGACCTTGTTCACCCGTTTCCGGGACGACTGAAAACCCTGCAGCTGCTGCCTGATCTCCGACAGCCATATCGAACCTCCCTTGCGAATATCACGGCTGGTTACTCCACACCGACGTGGTGTCGGGGTCGAGATCTGCCCAGGTCTTGTTGTTGAGCCAAGACAGCCAAGAACCAGTGTTGATGAAGACGTTGATGGTCAGCGTGGGATATGCCCGTTCGCCTTCCTTGTCCGACACGAAGATCTGTTCAGTGACTCGCATGTTGTTGGTGACGCCGTCCGAATTACGAGTCTCGACGATATCGCCGAGGTTGTAGTGGACGCCGTACTTGTACGAGCTGTTCTGATTGATCTCGCCATCGAAGGCTTGTTGCGTTCGGTACTTCGCCAGCTCTTCCTTACCACGTTGAGTGAGTGCGGCAGGAATATCGGGGTTGGTGCTGTCGATGTCACTCGCATTGACTACTAGGACATGACGTTCCAACCCAGCAATTCCGGGATCGACATCATCCGGATATACCTTCTTGAACCCCGCGGGGGAAAACACGTACGCGACGTTCTTAGATCCCTCGATCGTGGTTAGTTCTTTGGTGTTCTGGAGGTTATCAAGCCCCGGGGCAAACACCACTGGAGGGAGCGTCGTCTGAGCTGTGGTCCGGTTACTACCTGAGTAAATATCGAACCACAACTTAGACATGTCGAACTGGCGAAGAAGACGAAAGCCCAGGTTCCAGGTTGTGCAGATCTGGGCTATTGCTTCATACACTGTCGTAGGTTCGATCTCGACAGTGATAGGGTCGACTGGTTCTGAGACTGTTCCCGCTGCCAGAAACGTTCCCTCGTTGATGAAAGGAATCTTATCTCCGACATCAAGGATCCCAGTCACGCAAATATCGTGGAAGATCTTGCGTGCTATGACTCCGGGAGTACCCGTGATTGTCCAACTGGGCGACGCGGTTAGATCGCTTGTTGATTCCTTGGCGATCCGGTCGTAAAGGATGGCCTCCAAAGAACGTCCCTTGACGGAGAGTATTTTCTCTCCGTTTGCATTGGCGCCGTCTTCGGTGGTTTCTACCTTCATGACGTAGTTGGACTGATTCATGGCGAGAAGAGTCCCAGCCTTGAACAGACCTCGACTTTCAAGGTTCGAGAAAATATCCAACTGGAAGTCACCGTAACTCTGGTACCTTTCGGTCCAGATGAGCGACTCGTACCTATCTACGACCTTGTCACGACGGAGAAGCGGGTCAAGAGTATAAAGCTCCATCACAGAGCTCCGTACTTAGTTGTGTAGTCGAGGGTGTAAGGAATTGCCGCTCCTGTTGCGTAGGCACGGAATTCGTTACTACCTTGTTCCAAAGCCAGCCAATTGGACTGTGGAGATACAGCCCAGAGCATGGAGCTTTGAACTCCAGACCTTGTGAGGGTGACCCCCTTGCTTCCGGGAACAGTGCTGATGACCAACACGTCGCCAGAAACAAGGGAGCCCGAGAAATCGAGCGAACGAACGCTGTCATTTGGTGGTGTGTGATAGAGAGTGAAACCACTCAGCGTACGGTTGACGTTGAGCGTGAATACGATTCCGGTATCAACACTCCCGGCATAGGGTATGACAGTAGTGGTAGCCCCGGACGTTGTCGATCCCGTTGTCAGATGCACAGGATTCGGATCGTAGAAATCCGGATCAAAGCACATAATCGAGATGTCCATGGCTGGTTCCTGAGTGAAGATGGAAGGGTCGCATGACTCCACCACCCCAGGAATATCCACGTACAAACCGCTCTCCTTGTAGAAACGAAGAGAGGTCTTCGACTCAGACATGAAGAACTTATAGAGATCGTTCCTCAGACTGTCGTACGTCTCCAGAGCGGCGGGGTCCGGATTCAGGCCTAGTTGGACCTTGATATTCCGGGCCTCCCGCCGACTGGACTGGTATTGCTCTCCATCCAGCCCGGCAAAGGATGACGATACTAGAGTCGCCTTCACCGGGCCGAGACCGTCGATGTCCTGAACAAGGTAGCTGTCTGAGTCGTCATCCAGTTGAAGGCTCAGAAGATCGCCTTGCTTGTTCCTTGCCTCAAATTTTACGATCACGACGTAGACAAGCCTCCCTTCGTCCTTGACAGTTGGTTCTTGGTTTGACGGTAGATTTGTGCCGAAGACAGAGCCTTGGGCGAATTGTTGTACTGGTTGTAGATGACCGGAGCAACCTGAGTCTGGCTACTTGTCTGTGCATCTGCGGCCTGGTTGCTTGCGTAGCTGGATGCCACGTACCGGGCCTTGGAATATGCCGAGTCGACCGAGATCGCCTGAGACGGAAGCAGGGTACCGATAAGACCTGCATCCTTCTTGACACTGGACAAGTCCAGTACAGGAGTGATGACGGGTTTTACTTCGATACCACCAGAGACCATATCGGCAGCATTCGAGAGAGACTTACGGAGAGACTCCGTGGCAGCCACTCCCATGCTTGAAGCGGACTTCTCGACCACACCGGACATTTCGTCCATGCCTCGAGCAAGTCCCTTCGCGGAATATGAGCCGATCTCCATGAAGACCCTGGACGGAGACTTGATACCCAGCTTCTTCTTGATGGCCTTGACCATGGCGTTAGCGATGCTATCCATGATCGCCTCAATGGCCTTCTGCTGAGCCTGCAGACCCTTGACGAGTCCCTCAGCAGCATGAACCGCGGCGTCGTACAGTTCGCTAGATGCCTGGATTCCAAGAGCCTTGGAGGCAGTAGCGAGCTGCTTGTCCAGGTCGTTGACCTGGCTGACCGCGTCCTTACCACCGGCAAGGAGTTCATTCGCGAACGGAAGCGCATCAATTCCCTTTGCAAGGAGTTGCTTGTACGCATCATCATTGAGGCCCAGATCACGCAGACGCTGGAGAGTGTTCGAGAATTCCTTAGTCTTCTCGATCTGTGTCTTAAGGTCTGCTTCGTAACCAGCGACATGTGTTTCCGGGGTGATGTCCGGAAGATTGTCGTACTGATCGATGATCTGTTTCTTAAAATCATCTCTCGTTTTGACGATGTCGGCGAGTTTGTCCTTGGCGTCCTTGAGCTTGTCGCTTACGTTCTGGTACTTCTTAGCGAGATCATCAAGCGCCTTGTGCTGACCAGTGAGCTTCTTCGTGACCTCGGTGTAGGCCGCCGATTCTGCTGCGTGCTCCTTCTGGGCCTGAGCCAATGCCTTACGGGTCGCCGCAATCGCTGCATTGTCCTTGTGGCGAGCACTAGTCAGCCTCTTGAGCTTAGCCTGAAGTGTCTCGACATCCTTACCGGAGTCAGCCATCGCAGACTTGATCTTAGCGACCAGGTCCTTGAACACGGCGTCGATCTTGTCCTTGTCGCCGCTCTGAAGGCCCTTGAGGAAGCCCTCATTGACAGACTTACCGATTGCGATGAACACCTTGGAAGGTGAGTTGATGTGAAGAACACCCTTGGCGGCATCGATCGCCGAGCCAGCAATGTGTTTCGCTGCAGACACGATAGACCCGATGCCAGAGGCAAGACCCGACACCATACCTTCGATGATCGCCGATGCCAGGTTCTTTCCCGCAGCATTCATAGCTGCCGTATTGTTCCTGATAGCATTTGCGACACCGTTGACGAAACTGATGATCAGTTTCACGCCGGCGTCGATGATTCTAGGCAGATTCTTGGATATGCCGTTGAGGAAGTTCACGATGACATTGGTTGCCGCCGTGACCATCTTGCCAATATTCGCAGCGATGCCATTGAGTACGCCGGTGATCAGGTTCATACCTGCAACGACCATCTTAGGCACGTAGTTCGACAACTGCTGAAGCAGCATCGTGAGCATACGCAGAAGCGTTGTCACGATCTGGGGCGTGAGCTTGGCTATTGCCTTGATCATCGACCCAATGACAACCGTCATCGCCTGGAATATCGCCGGCCCAGCGGTCGCGATCACCTTAGCGAACGCGATTACGCCCTTGCCGATCCCTTCCATGAACTTCGGAATAAGACCGATAAGAGCACCAACGATACCAACGATGGCTGCCGCACCTGCCGCACCTGCTGCTGCTAGGGCTGTGAGACCCGTAGCGAACAGGAATACGCCAGCACCTGCTAGCAACATGCCAGCGCCCAAGATGCCTACAGCGATACCCAAGCCGATCATCACTGGAACGACCGGAGCAAGCAGCAGAGCAGCCACCCCGAACACCGCAAAGACGCCGGCCAGCATCAGAAGAGACGTACCGATTTCGGCCAGAGACATCTGGCTGAACTGCATGAGAACCGGAGCCAATATAGCCAGGGCTCCAGCGATGATGATCGTCGCTGCTGCACCGGGGAGAGCCCCAGTCATGAGCAACATTGCTCCAGCGATGATTCCCATCGTACCGGCAAGCATGAGCATAGCCTTACCGATGTCTTCCCAAGAAAATGCAGCGAATTCGGTAAGAACTTCTGCGATCTGCTTGAGGGATATGGCGACAAGAAGAACGCCGGCCGCAGCAAGAGGTGCCGTAGGCGGAATGACATACAGAGCCGCTGCGATGATCGCCATGGCTCCGAGCATTACCGTAAGACTCGAGCCAATTTCGGCCCAACTCATCTTTGCCATCTCTTCCAGGGCTTTGCCGACCATCCCCAAGGATATGGCTACACCAAGGACTCCAAGGGCCGCTGCCGGCGCCGTCGGAGGGATGAGCATCAATGCACCGGTGATGAGACCGAGAGCACCAGCCAGGGTTACGAGACCCTTAGCGATTTCGTTCCAGGACATCTTGGACATGTCCTTGACTGCACTGGCGAGGATCTTGATCCCTACCGCCAACAACAGAATTCCGGCGCCCTGTGCGAGTCCACCAGCATCCGCCTTTGCGAACATGGTGAAGAGCGTAAGTGCCCCGAGAATCGCTCCGACTCCGACGAGCCCCTTAGCGATCTCATTCCAGCCAAGACCAGACATATCCTTGACCGCACTGGCGAGGATCTTGATGGCTGCGGCGAGAAGAATAAGCCCAAGACCCGTAGAGATCATACCCTTCGGGTTAGGCATCAACTTCAGTGCACCAACCACTAGACCCATCGTGACTGCCAGACCAGTCATACCCTTAGCGAGTTCGTTCCAGCTCAGCCCAGAGAGTTGCTTAACCGCCTGGACGAGAATAAGAACAGCCGCAGCGAGAAGGATCAAAGATCCCATCACAAAGGGCAACTTGGCGAAACCAGCCGATCCGATGAACTTCTGGAATATGGCAAGCGAGCCCAGAAGCTGACCGAACAGAACCGTAATACCAGCGGCAGCCTTGCTGAGATCCTTCGGATTGATCTTGGCCAGGATGCTGAGCGACACCGCTAGAACACCGATTGCAAGAGCGATCTGAAGAAGCGTTGCCGCCTTCAGCGTGCTCTGCATAGTGGTGAACGTGCCGGTCATGTTCTCGATGCCCTCGGAAATGGCGTCGAAAATACCACCGGCTCCATCGCCGAAGCTCCCAAGGAACTTCTTGATGATCAGGTACAGCCCAGCGAGCAAACCAGTGTCGAGGCCGGCGAAGAGAGTCTTACTGTCGAAGCCTTCGAACATCGAACCGAGGTCGATTCCTATGCTCTTCAGAACCCTGGATATGTTGTCGCCGAGCTTGGAGAAGAAGTCTCCCACGTTGTGCATGACCGTGAGGGTCTTCTCCCAGGCCTTCGAGACTATATTGCCCAGGTGCCCGAGAGGTTCGAGCTTCTTGGATACGCCTTCAACACTCTTCTCAACGCCCTTTGAGTCGGTGTCCTTGAACAACGACCCCAGGAAACCGGCAAGCTTCTGAATAAGCTTGATCGGTATGGCAAGGACGGTCCCGAGCCCCTTGAAGAAGTTCGTGAGACCGTTACCCTCCTTTATGCCATTGCGGAGTGCGACGAGGAAATCGCCGATCTTCGCAGTGAAGTTGAGGAAACCGCCGGAGCCCTTGGTGGCTACTCCGACCAAATCAAAGATAGTTCCAACAACACCCTTGATGATGTCAACCGCGATACCAAATATCGCAAAGACACCAGCAAAGGTTCTCTTCAGCTTGTCTGCTGTTTCGCTCCCGATTTTGAGCTTCGCGGTGAAGTCCCGGAAGTTCTTAGTCATGTCGGCAAGTTGCTTGCCGGTGGTAGCGGGGAATATCTGCCGGAAGGCATCCTTGATCGGCTTGATTACCGAACCAAGTGCCTGGAAGGTGTTCTCGAGACCCTTGATGAGAGCGTCTCGGCCACCAAGCTTCTTCCAGTCGCTCAACATCTTATTGCGAGCGTTGGAAGAGTTGTTGACGATCTTGCCGATGCTGTTGCTGATGCCCGTGAACAGACCCTTGGCTTCAGTGAAGTCACCAAATATGGTCTGGAAAGTCTGCGTCCAGCCGGAGCCAATCGCTTCCTTGGTCGTGTCCATCAGCTGGCTGAAAGTCTTGACCTGGGTTGCAGCTTCCTTGGCGGTCTTAGCCTGGGCCTGGATCGCCTTGATCTGAGACTTGCTGAAGCCTTCAGCCTTGAGCTGGGCATCCGTAAGGTCACCGGTGAACTGGGCCAGAGTGTTCGTCAGGACCTTTGACGTCAGCCACGATTCCTGACCAGGCTTGGCCGTTATGGATTCGCGGAAGGACTTGCCATCGATCGTGACGTTCTTCATCTTGCCCGAGAGCTTGACGGCCCCGTCCTTCAGGGTCCCCATTTTCTCGGCAGTCTGAGCCAGAGCACGCTGGAATACGGTACCACCCATACCAGCGTTTACGACTGAGTTCCAGTCCTCCAGGGACACCCGACCCGCAGATATAGCCTGGGAGAGCTGGTACATGGCGCCAGAAGCTTGCTCCGAGTTGGAGCCAGACAACGCAGCCAGGTTGGCAATACCCTTGATCGCTGAAGTTGATTCCTTCAGACCAACACCGGCAGCCGTGAAGGTACCGATGTTCTTCGCCATTTCGGAGAAGTTATAGATCGTCTGGTCGGAATAATGGTTGAGGTCGTTCAGGGACTTGTTGACGTCCTTGAGCGTAGCTCCAGAGGCCTGAGTGTTCGCCAGGATGGTCTGGATCGAGTTCAGGTTTGTCTCATACTCGTGGAACCCGTCCATGACGGGCGAGAAAGTAAAAGACTTTGCTATATTCAGCCCAGCAGATACAGCCCGCTGAGTGAGGCTAGCCAATGCTGTGATGCCTACAACAGACATCGCCTTGAACTTGTCCGCTACCGCCTGAACGCCAGTTTCGATGTTCTGTAGCGAGAGCTTCTTGGCAGCGGCATCTACGTTCTCAAGACCCTTTGAAGCGCCCTTGAGCTCGAGCTGCTTGGTGAACCTACCGAGTGAATCGCGGGTTCTGGCGATGCCCTGCTCGAACGCAGCGTTGTCGAACTTCATTTGAACGACGCGCTCGTCGATACTACTCATGCGGAGGTCACCGCCTTCCATACCTTGGCTTCGATGGAGTCAAATACGGGCTTCATAGCGGGGTTGATGTAGTCTCGCCCCTGCACATATCCTCCGGTTCCCGTTCCGTATCCGAGCTGGAGCATGATGGCAACAGGAAATCCACTTTCAACATCGACGTTGGTCCACTTGATCGTGACGGCCCTTCCGGACTTTTCGATCTCGTAATCCCAAGAATCTGACGCTAGACCGGATTCCATTGGAGTTGCAGCGGCGAGAGCACGAACTCCTTCTTGCGCGCCAGAAACCAACGACTGGTAAATATCGCCGGTGGTCATCCTACGCAAAAAGGTTTCCGTGTTCTTGAAGGAGCCGGACGATGTAACACTAATCATGACGGCCCCTTTCGGTTAGGCGGGTTCCTTGATTTCGTAAGCGACCAGACTGGTGTCCGAACCACTCGTCGAAGTGATGGTGAAGGATGTTCCGGGAGTTCGGGCACTTACACGAAGCGCTCCGGGGGTACCACCGGTGTTCTGAGCCGTCAGAAATATGCGGCTGTTAGCGGTCACAGACGTGTTCGAAACCGTGACAGTTCCAGTAACTAGAGTTGCTGTGCCCATCTTGGCATTGGTACCCTCAGCGATACGAATACCTCGCCCAACCGTACCGATCAAGAAATCGGCGGTGAGGAGAGACATCGCGTTCGGAGTTAGACGGGCGAACTTGGTGTCACGAGCACCAGCGCCGTTGCCGAACTCCATGACACCGTCAGGATATATACGGAACTGGTCGAAACCACCGGTACCAGTGACAAGAGTACCGATAACGGGGGTAGTCGCTGCCCCGAAAATTCCGTTGATGGTGTTGGTCATGGTGCCACCGGTCGTCTGCAGAGCAAACGTGTCAGCAACGAGCTGAGCCATAGTCCGGTTGACCCAGACACCACCCTTACGCTGGATGATGTCATCATTCGCAGGAGCCAGACCAGCGATAGCAGTCAGGTTGGTGTTTAGAGCCTGAACTGTATTCGTCGCCAGAATATCCGTGGCTAGCTGAGCCATGGTCCGGTTGATCCACGCGCCGGCCTTACGCTGAATCACGTCATCGTTTGCAGGAGCGATGGCCGCAATGGCAGTGAGGTCGGAGTCGAGTGGCTGAAGCGGAGTCGCGGCCTGAATATCAGCGGCGAGCTGAGCTATGCTTCGATTGACCCATGAACCAGCCTTACGCTGGATGATGTCATCGTTCGCCGGAGACAGAGCACCGATGACAGCGAGATCGGTATCGATAACCAGCTGCCACTGAGTCCATCCACCACCGCCATCAAGACTGCTGTAGTGTCTGAACCAAG